CGCGACAGTGCTTTCTACTGCTTTTGCGGCGGATTCCAGTGCGCTGTCGTTCACGGTGACTATTGCCGGGTTTGCCGTGCAGACTGTCACTATGCCCGCGGGCACTACGTCTCTGGCCGCTGCTGCGACTCAAATCAACCTCCAAATTGCGGGAGGCTATGCGCAGGTTGTGGGTTCTCAAATTCAGCTCGTAACTTATCAGATCGGTAGCACTATGACCATCGCCGCCACAGATTCTACTACTGATATTACGTGGGATACGCCCGTAGCCGGTACCGGAGATCCGGCAATTTACGACTGGAATGCGCGCGGCACTTTCCACGCTTCCACGGCGGCCACTCCAGTTGCCGGATACACAGAAGTCACTGCCTACAGTGAATGGCAGGCGGCTAAAACAGTCAACGGGAGGTACTACGGCCTCCTCGAAGTGAAACTGTAAGGAGGCAACAGTGGACAACCTTTATGATATTATGATCGCTATCGGTGCTCTCCCTGCGCACGTAACACGCGCTGACGCAGGGGGATACACCAAAAATCTTTACGATCAGTTGACGGCAGTGAAGACCACCACATACGATCAGAGGTATGTGGCATTCAAGGCCCGGCGCCTGATCCCTATCGCCAACGACACGTCTCCCGCGGCCGAGAAAGTCAAGTACTACAGCTGGTCTGAATTCGGTATGAGCCAGATCATCGCGAAGTACTCGGATGATCTTCCGCTCGTTACTGCTCTGCGTCAGACGTTCGAGGCCGATATTGTTCCGTTCGGACAGGCCTACGAATATACCGTTCAGGATGTTATTCGTGCGGCGATGTCGGGAGAAAGTCTCTCTTCAAGAGACGCTATCGCATGCCGGACCATTTTCGAGCAGACTGTTGAGGAAGTTGCGGCAGTCGGCAATTCGAAGACCGGCTTGACGGGTCTCGCCAATCACCCGAATGTTACGATCTATGTACCTACCACGGGCACTTGGTCGACCGCTACCGGAATTCAGATGGCTTTGGACGCGATTGGGTTCATGAATGCTATCGTGATCGCCTGCAAAGAGGTGTTCATGCCGAACACGCTTGTGTTGGATATCACGAGTCATCGCTTGTTCATGACCACGCCTGTGTCCACTACGGGTGATTCCATGAACACCGCGGCGCGGTACTTCCAGAACCACGCGGGCCAGACTGTTACAATCGAGTCGTGGAACAAGCTCCGAACGGCCGACGCCGCCGGCACCGGGCCTAGAGCGGTTATGTACCCGATGGATCGAATGGTTCTGGAGATGGAAATTCCGCTCGAATATACCGAGCTGCCGCCGCAGGCCAAGAACTTGGCGTTCATCGTCAACACGCACGGCCGTATCGGCGGCGTGAACATGTACTACCCGCCGGCAGTGGGTTACATGGACGGTCTGTAGAATATGAGCCGCAGGAAAGGAGCAAAAATCGTGCAACTATCAATTAGCGAAAATCAAGAGAACAAAAGAGTGAAAACCTTGGTGGTGGCAAACAAGACGAAACACGCCTTCTGTCTGCCGCCGCAGAAGGGCGATACCGATCTACTTCTCAATGGCGAAGAAGAAGGAAAATTCCTGACGCCCGGCGAGAATACGATATCTGTGGAGCTGTGGGATCGGCTTACGAAAGGTGAAAAACCGAACAGAGGTGTCACTATCGCTCTTCGTTCTGGCAGCCTTGAAATGGTCCGGTTGGGGGAGGCGCATCCCGACAATTTGTCTTGGGCTTCCCGTCCCGAGAGTGAGTTTAGGGCGTTTCTGAGTCAGATAAAAGCAGTTGACAAGGTAGTTACCATCAAAGAAGGCCTCGACGGTAACAAAAAATTGCTGGGTCTGTGTGAGGAGCGTATCGATCAAATTCTAGATGAAGCTTCGAAGATCACTGCCGGTGAGTAATGGCGGTCACGGTCACAACTTTTCTGCGGGATTATCCCGAATTCAGTAACGCGTCTCCGGATTTGATCCGCAGAAAAGTTGCACTGGCCTCCAGTTTCGTAAGTGCTGCTGTTTTTGGCGATAAGCTCGACGATGCTGTAAAGCTGAGAGCCGCCCACCTGCTTTCGATATCCCCGCCTGGCGAAGAAGCCAAATCGGAGCCTGGTGAGACTTTTTACTGGATTGAATTCATGCGGTTGGTAAAAGTGGCTACCAGCGGAAAGAGCAGAGTGTCATGATTCTCGGCCCGGGTTGGAGATCTGTTTTTTTGCGGTTGATGCGAAAAGCTGAGATTCACGTAACGGTCGGCATTCATGCTTCTGATGCGGATAGATCGGCGGGAGATATTACCAATCCCGAAGCTGGCTACTATCAAGAGTTTGGGCGCCCCGAGCGGTCGTTTTTGCGTGAGCCTTTCGATAGAAAACGAGCCGAATACATACGAGATGCTGCACAGTGGTACGGTCAGGCGTTGAGAGGTATTAGGCCTATAGATGTTGTGCCGGAGCTTATAGGCATTAAAATAAGAGACGACATAAAAAGCAATTTAAAAGACGGTATTTCCCCGCCTTTAGCGCGGTCCACACAGAGGCAGCGCGATAAAAAGGGTCAAGGGTCTACGCCCCTGTTGGCTACGGGCCAGCTGGTGCGGGCTGTTGATTACAAAGTAAAAGAGTGAGGCAACATGGCAACACTATCGACTGACGCAAGAAACACTGCTTGTGACGCTGTTACGGCGCTGCTAAACGCCGGCGCCGGCGCGAACCCGCAGCTGATTATACGGACGGCAGCGCAAGCAACGCTATGCACTATAGATTTGGACAGCACAGACGCTGTCGGAGATGCTGTAGCGGGAGTTGCTACAGTGGCGGCACCGGACGGTGAAGCCAGTTGGGTCGGGTATCAAATCAACCCATCTGCCGATGGTGTGGCTGCCGACGCGGTAGTTGTTGATAAGGATGCGACCGTTGTCTATACGTTGACGGTAGGCATCACTGCGAGTGTGGATTTGCAGCTGGCTACGCTGACACTGCAAACCGCGGTTCCCATCACATTCAGCGCCGCGCCGACCATTACACAACTGGCCGCCCCTGCATGATGAATGGCGGATGTATTCGGCCACTTTGGCCTTGCCACAGGCAACAATGACGGAACCTCGTGGGAAGATGCTTATCAGACGCCTGCCGCGTTCACAGCAGGCCTGTCTGCGGATGATGTAGGCCTAGTTAAAAAAAATAAAGGCTACGACATGTCCGCAGTGTTTACGGTAGCCGTAAACTGCACAATACATTTTGGGTTTGCCTCCGCACTGACAGGCACAAGCTATGATATAGGCGCCAGGACGGATGTTACTAAACTGAACGGAAATGCCGGGGCTTATAGGGCTTTAGACTTATCGGCAAATATAACCATAACCAGATTAGAAGTATATAATTATTCGTTTTCTACAGCGCCTATAGGAAATTTCACATCCGGCGTTCTGGAATTTTCTGACTGCGTGTTTAGAAATTCTGTATCGACCGGATCGGACGATGTGTCTGGTATGAGAGTGGCTGACCCAGCTGAGCTTACTTTAACCAACTGTCTGCTGCACGATTTAACTGGGGGTGCTTTTGGAGCGTTACGCATAGAATATGCGGCTGTAACTATCAGCGGCTGTTCTATTTACGATAATGAGGGCTCTTTCGGTGCCGGTCTTGCTATATACGCTAGCGGCAGTGAAACTATTACTATAGAAGACACGTTATTAGCTACCAATGTAGGCGCTTTGGGGGGTGCGGTTTTTGATTTAGGATCGGACGGGCCCGTAATATTTAACCGGTGCAGGCTAATCAATAATACCGCGTCTTACGGGGCGGCTATTTATATAGATAGTGGCGGCGGCGCTATTACAATAAATAACTGCGTAATAGCAGACAATAACAGCAATTATTCGGGGGCGGTTCGCTTTGATTCATCTTCTGGATATTTGAATATCACACAAAGCATTATCGCTAATAATGACAGCACAGATACGGTGTGCGGGGGCGTAGATACAAATCAGGACCCCTATATAGCAGATTGTATTTTATGGGGAAACACAGGAACGGCGGGTTCTGGGTCTCAATTGTTATCTGCCGACACTGCCGGCGTTGCGGAGTACTGCGATATAGAAGATTTGGCTTCTACGGGCGTTTCCGGTATTGCCTCAGTAAGCAACTGTGTTGATGCGGACCCACTTTTTATAGGCACAGGAGATGATCCGTATAATTTCACAGGATCATCTCCTGCCTCAGTTACCGAAGGTGGATCTGTAAGCGTAACCGGCTATCAAGATTATGACATTTTAGACGCTGATCGGCCTGGTTCTGATCCTTCGATGGGCGCTTATCAAGTAGCGGCCGCGTCTACCAACCCGTGCTCAATATCAATAACAGTATCTGCACAGGAGTGGGATGCTTCTGGTAGCCAGGCGAACGATGCGTCATTAGGTATCACAGTTGCTGCTCAGCGCTGGTTTGCTCAAGGGAGTCAAGAAAACGCAGCGGCTATAGCTATTGAAGTGGCTTCTCAAGAGTGGGCCGCCGCCGGCAGCCAAGCGAATGACGCCGCTATCGCTATAGAGATAGGCGCTCAGCAGTGGGAAGCTGTAGCGAATCAGGCAGGCACCAACGCATGCACGATAAATATAGAAATACCGGCCCAAGAATGGACCACTGCCGGCAGCCAAGCGAATGACGCCAGTATAGCTATAGAAGTTGCTTCGGTTGAGGTATCGGCTGTAGGCGCTCAATATAACACAGCTTCTGTTGCGATAGAAGTTGCGCCGCAAGAGTGGAGCGCTGCCGGCAGCCAAGACAATCAAGCTATTTTAAGCATAGAGGTGCCGGCTCAAGAGTGGTCGATGTACGGCAGCTCTCCCACCAATCCGTGCACTATAGCTGTACAGGTAGCGCCGCAGCTTTGGTCAGCTAGTGGCTCGCAGGCAAACAGCGCGGTTTTGAGTGCCGTTGTCGGGCCTCAAATCTGGACCGCTGCGGCCGGCGTTGTTTTACCGGAAGACGCTTTTAACCCGACGCTAGACGTTAAAATGGACGCACTCCAACGTGCACTAGAGTGGGCTTTTGGCTGCCGTATCCGTTTCGGTAGAAGTCCAGAAGGTAACGAATATGAGCCTTACGGCAGCGTATGGGGCGATTTGGTTTTGATGTTTGCCGGCGACGCCGAAAATTGTGACGTAGAGATTAGAGATGTGGACATATCGGCCTACGATGGGGTGACGCCTCGTCAGGAAGTGGCGATAAGGCAAACTCAGTTGAGATTTCAGTTAACTCTGCGATCGCGTAGCCAAAAACCATCCAAGAGCGCGTGGGCTGCTGGTCTTACCGGCATGAGTCGCGTTAAACTGCCGTGGTTTATGGAAGAATTTTTGACTCCCTATAATTTGGCGATAGGTGAATTCAGGCAGTTGACAGATAGCGGGTTCACTTACGATAACAGAGTCGAAGATATGGCAATATTTGAAATTTTAGTATACACTGTGATGGTAGAGTGTGACGAGGCAGCTCGGGGAACGTGGATTGAGCGAGTTGAAGTCACTTCTAATTTGGGTCTACCGTCTAGCCTAGAGTGGTCTGACGAGACCATTCCGGAAGAGGAGTAATCATGGGCCTGGAATCAATTATCAGCGGCACGATAACATCCGGCACGTTGACCGGCACCGCTAAGTCATTCAAAATAGGGATGGTTTTTGGGCACCACAACGCCTATTCAGACGCCGCGCGAGTCTACACTACTGCGACAGCGTTGGACCAGTTGATAACGGACGGCATACCGGCAACAGACCCAATCTACCGTGGCGTAGCGTCCATGGTGTCGGCTCCTACCGGCAAGCCGGACAAGATTGTCGTAGGGAAGCAGAACGGTACGTTCACTCAAGCCGGAGAGATACAGGTCATCGGAACTCCCTACACCGGGCAGGTCTATTCGTTCGTGGTGCGAAACCCGTCCGGGGTGCCTACCACGATTTCCCACACCGTCACTATAGGTCAGACCACCACGGATATTGCCACGGCGCTCAATGCGCTGTTGACGGCGGTATCCGGGATAACTTCGACCTCCGCTACCGATACCATTAGTTGGGATTCTGACTCTGACAATGTTATGTGGACGTTCGAGAGCATGAATAAGCTTCAGTTTCAGTTTTTGGACACCACCCCCGCGCCTACGGATATCACTTTGGCTACAGATTTGGCGGCAGTTCGCGGCGCCAATAGGTTGTGGTACATGTTCACATGGGCAGGCCCGACGAGCGCGGCTATCAATCTGGCCAACGGAAATTGGGCTGAAAGCTATGAGCTGATGTATTTCGGTGTTTCATACAATAACAATGATGAGGATCCGGCATCAACCACTTCAGCTTCTTACTTATGTGCGGCGGCTAATTTGTTCAGAACCGCTATTTTATTCAGCGGCGACCAGACAAAGAACTTGTCGGCGGCGGATATCGGTAAAATGCTGCCTTATGATCCGGGCAGCGCTACGTTTAACTTCAAGACAGTGGCTGTTACCGCTGACTCGGTTAGCGGCGATGCCGAAACGGCTTTCGAACAGAACAATTGTGTGTACTACGCGGCACTAGAGGGGGGTTTCGATTGGATATTGAACACAAAAACATCCGGAGGTGAGTGGATTGATGTTATCGTGTTCAGAGATTGGTTGTTTGCTCGTATTCGCGAAGCTGTCGCCACGCTGCTCGGAAACGCTCCAAAAATACCTTACACGCGCGGCGGCGAAGAGATGATCGCTAAAGAAATGCGGTCGGTGCTTCGTTTAGGCGTGACTAGAGGAGGTCTGGACGATACTGAAGAAGCGCCGGCCGTGACTTACCCCGAGATAGCCGATATTCTTCAAGCGGATCGTATCGACAGAATTTTGCCTGACATAGCGTTTAGCGGGCGTTTGGCCGGCGCTATCCATGCGATTAGATTCACCGGCATTTTGCGGGTGTGATAAGGAGCGGTCATGTTTGAACCAAACGTAAAAGTATATAACCCCGCTGATCACGATTTTTCGTGGGGCCATATCATTATCAAGGGTTTTGCCAAAGGTACTTTCATCAAAGTAACGCCCGCGGCCGACGACACCGAAGATGAGAACGGTGTCGACGGGGAGGTCATGGTAGCCATGACCAATGATCAGAGAGCGGATATCGAGTTTACACTCATGAAGTCCTCCGCGACAAATTTGGAGCTGTCTTTGGCGCGTAACCAAGGCGTTCAAGCCGGTCGCGTTCTGATCATGCCTATGTCACTTAGAGACGGCAATGGCAACGCTGTTTATGAGGGTGACAACACGTGGATAAAGGCGCGGCCTGAGAATGAAATAGCCTCAGGTGTCACCAGTATCAAATGGATGCTCAGGGTGGCGCATCTCAACAGCATCGAGGGCAATTTGACGCTGCCCTAACAGGTAATCGGAAAGGAGCAAAATGATGATCACGCCTGTAAATACCGTAATAGACGGTGAAACCTATGAATTCATGCCTATGGGCGCTACAGAAGCGCGCAATTGGTTGATGGTCCTGCAACAGACTATTGGACCTTCTGTAGCAGAGGCGTTTGCCGGTGTCAAAGGCGCCCAGATTCCCGATGAAGCGCTTGAGCTTGACCAAAACGATCCGAAACTTTTGGTCGCCATGTTGGGACCCATTGCTGGATCTATTTCGGGCCTAATCAGTGGGTTGACCAGATCATTAAATGCCTCCATGTACGAAAAACTGGTAGAGGCATTTTTGTCTAGGACCACAATAGAGACGCCGACCGGCGGTAAAATCTCTCTCAAAAAAGCATATCGAGAGACTGAGTTTTACAACAAGCTGGCGCTGGAGGGGCGCATACTCTTTTGGTGTCTCCGGGAGCAGTATGCCGATTTTTTCGGATATTGGGAGACGGCGCACGTCTTCCTAAGCAAAGCCAAGGAGGCGGCGGGATCTCTGTTGAAATCCCAACAAGCGTCGACTGGTGGATCTTCAGAATCGCGTCATCTGACAGATTCACAGCAGGCGTCACCGAAATTCAACGTGAATGGTCCCTTGCCGACATAGCGTCTGCCCATGTCGTTCTAGATGCTTTTGAGGCGGCAGAGGCCCGGGCTAGAGCAGAAGCGGCGAAATCGAGGAAGAGATGATCGTTAGAGACCTACTTATTGATTTCGGCGCTAGACTGAACAAATCAGATTTAAGTAAAGTCGATAAGCAATCCCAAGGTTTTGCGACCAAAACCGGCGGGCTCATGACTACTTTGTTGAGCTTAGGTTTCCTTAAGTTCTTCAAAGATGCAACTATCGGCGTGTTGAGCTTAGCCAGCTCTGTTGTTGAAAACATGAACGTCATGAATGCCGCTTTCGGTGAGAATGTGGGCGACGTTCAGGCGTGGGCAAAATCGTTTGGCGATGCGGCAGGTAGAAACAGGTATGAACTAGAGCAGATGGCAGGCAGCTTGGGCGCCATGCTCAATCCGATGTTGAAAAGCGCCGATGCCGCTGCCGATATGTCTAAAAAGCTTACTGAGCTGGCAGTGGATTTAGGCAGTTTCTATAACGTCGCTGATCAAGATGCTCTTGTTGCGCTTCGTGCAGGTTTAGTTGGCGAAACTGAACCCATGCGCAAATTCGGTGTCATCATGACCGAAGCGTCCATGAAAGCATGGATGTTGGAAAACCGAATAAAGGGCAACATAAAAACCATGTCGGTAGCGGATAAAACCATGCTCCGCTACCGGTATATGTTAGAGCAGACTTCGCTTGCTAATGGTGACGCAATAAGAACGGCCGACTCTTTGGCCAACGCCGGTAAAGCGCTTAAAGCTAAATTCATGGAGCTGGTTACCGGTGCCGGTAGTAAACTGATACCCTTCGCCGGAAAAGTAGTTTACGCACTGTCTCGTGTTGTGACGCTGTTTAAGCAAGTATCGGCTGACTCTAAAATAGTAGAGTCTGCTTTTGCCGTGTTGGGTGCCGCTGCTGTAGCGCTTGCTATAAAAATGCTGCTCCCGTTCCTGCCCATTATTTTAGCTATAGGCGCGCTTATTCTTGTTATCGATGACCTGTGGACAATGTTCGAAGGCGGCGAATCAGAAATAGGTAAGCTCATAGATTGGTTATGGGGCCCTGGCAGTGCGCAAGCCGCGGTGACCGCGGTGAAGCAGGCATTTGCCGATTTCGTCGCTTGGATGAGAACGGATGGGCTTGCTATATGGCACGAAATAACCGCCGTAATTCGAAACTTTATTAGAGCTGCCGCACCTTACATAAAGAGCTTTCTAGTAGGGATAGGCGATGCTTTTGTCTGGACTTTAGACAATGTTATTGAGCCATTTTTTACCTGGTTAATTGACTCAGCTATACCCGCAGTAGCCGATTTTGTTGAGGCTGCTACACCTTATATAAAGTTTTTCCTAACCGTAATAGGAGACGGTCTAGGTTGGGTTTACGATAATGTTCTTAAGCCTTTGTTTGGATTCCTTATCGATACCGCCATACCTATAATAGGCAAGGTGGCGAAAGCAATAGGTGAGTTTTTCGCGCCCGCTGTAGATAATCTAATTTGGTTTTTTGAGAAGCTGTTCGGAGTTGTCGGTAAGGTAATTGACGAGATAGGCAACTTTATCGACATGGTTGCCGAGGGTGTAAAAGCAGCCGCAGATTTGTTTGGGATAGATTTGAGCACTGAGCCTAAAAGCGGGATAGGCGGCACCAGAGTAGGTGGAGGGGCCGCTGCTTTTAACAAGGGCGTGCAGGCAGGCAGTTATTTAACTACCAGCATACCCTTGTCCGCGGTAGGCGCTGGCAATTACGGCGGCGACGAGATAAATCAAAATGTTGAGATAAAATTCGACAACGCTCAGAATATTTCTCCTGAACGGGTAGGGTCAAATGTAGAAGACGTTATGAAGCGCGTCAATAAACGAGCGCTTGCTGCACTGAAGCAGCGGAAGGGTGGCTGATATGCCCAACGCCGATTTTAAAAGCCAACGCGGCGCTGCTCCTGTCGTTACAGTAGGGGATGTGCAAGTTTCTGCTTCACTGAACGAGATTCACGAGCTTAGTGCGGACGTAACGTCAGCACCGGTTGAGGGTAAGATCGATAATGATGATCACATCTACAGGAAGCCCAGAGAGGTGTCTATAGACGGTGTTGTATCGGACGTGTTCCTAGAGGTAGGCTTCCCTGGTAAATCGCTTATAGAGAGCTTTCGAACAGGCAACGAAGACAACCCGGCTGTTGAAGCGTGGCACACTATCAAGAGCTACTGGGAGACATCCAAGATTGTTGACGTAGAGACCTCGCTGGAGACAATACCATCGGTCGGTATTTTGAGTTTTAGAGTGCAGCGTGGCCCCGGAAATAAAAAAGGAGTGCTTTATTTTTCGATAAAATGCCGACAGATAAATGTGGTATCAACGCAAACTACAGGCACTGTAAAATTACCTAAAGACAACGTTGTAAAAGGCAAGGCGGAAGGCAAAGGTAGTAAGGGTAAGAACGACGGCACGCAGGCACAAGACACAAAAGCGAAGCAGTCTACACTGTCTAGATTAGCGGGCGGCGTGTCCGGGTTTTTAGGTTTTTGATATGTTAGAAGTTATTCAAACAGAGACCGACGGCACTTTGCACTACGATATTGAGCGAGAGCTTGACGGGACCAGCTTTATCTTGCGCTTTATATTCAACTCATACGATCAGCACTGGTTTTTGTCTGTGTTGACAGATGCAGGTGAGGAAATAGCAGGCGCGCAGTCGTATAGACTGGTTAACGGATGTTACCCACTAAACAGCGTTAGAGACTCCAACAGACCTGCCGGAGAGCTGTATTTACTGCCTCAATCGGATCAAGACCCTACTCTTAAAACTTTGGGCATATCGTCCATACTGACATATCTGCCAAGAGCGGATATTTTAGAATTAAGGGCGCAGCTGTGAGTTTGATTTTTGACAGGCGTTATGAGCTGATAGTTGGGGATATGCTGTTTACAGACTTGGAGATAGGTTTTACAGCGGTCCGTTCTCTGAAAGACACCTCGCCCAACTCGCTAGAGCTTACAATCACTAATGTGGCGGAAAATAGAAGGTTATCGATGTCTTTAAGCAAAGCACCTACTGTACAGCTTAGCGCAGGTTATAAAGAAAATATGGGAGTGATATTTTTAGGTGAGGCTCGTGAGATAACGCATTCCAAACAGCAGACTGAGTGGGTAACGTCAATATCATCGGCAGACGGTGAAAATGCTATGGCCAAATCTAGGATAAATAAATCTTTTGCCCCCGGTGTATCTTATGAAACGGTAGTTCTAGAGGTGGCTGAATCTATGGGCGGTATAGGCTTAGGTAATCTGAAAAAACTACTTAAAAAAGGCGCGCTGCCGACCAAACGAAAAAAATTTGTAAAAGGCGTGACGGTAAGTGGACCGTCTAAAAAAGAATTGCGCAGGTTGATGCTCGCGTCAACTTTGGAGTGGAGTATTCAAAACAGCAAATTTCAGGTTTTAGAAGCCAATAAAACGCTGCAAACCGTGGCTTATGTTCTGTCAAAAGATACTGGATTACTTGGGTCGCCCATTTCCGATAATAAAGGTAATTTAGAGGTTACGTGTAATCTTAACCCTCAGATAGTTCCGGGTAGACAGATCGAGGTTCGTTCAAAGTACGTGAAAGGTTTCTACAGATGCGTTAGAGTGGAATATAGAGGCTCTTACCCGGGCGGTGAGTGGCGAAACAGCATAGAGGCAACTCGGATATGATAACACCCGATGAAATAGAAGTTATAGAGGCCGCTATCGAGTCTGATAGGTTGGACTTACACACATTTCAGGTAGGTTCTGTGCAGGCTGTTCACGGGGCGTATGTGGATGTTCGGCTGGGCGTGAAAAGGTTGATTCCTACAGATGAAGGTGGCTTAGAAGAAGAAGAGATTTGCGTACTGAAAAACCTACCTGTGTGGTGTTACAGAGATGCTACTTTTCACGCGAGTTTTCCGGTTCAGGTAGGCACTGAAGGAGCTGTCCTGTTTGCTGAAACGTCATTGGCGCAGTGGCGCGCAGGCTCAGGCTCTGAAGTCCCGGATGATGTGGGCCGCCATACGTTAACAGGCGGTGTGTTTTTTCCGGGAGTTGTTCGAGATAATGACGCTGACGCACTGACTAGGCCGAATAATGGGATTACAGTCGGCACTGTTGACGGAACGGTATCGGTATCCGTACAAGCCGACGGCACGATAACTGCCGAAAACAACGCAGGCAGCTTTGACTTGGCACCTACCGGCAGGTTTTCGGCAAACGGCAGCAATTTTACGGTTGACCCATGACATATTTCGCCAATGAAAGCGCTCAAATAGAGCTTACAAACACCGCAGGGCCCGCCGATCTGGTTTACGGCGGAGACGTTCCGATATCTGATACTAATATCATAAAGACTTATGATGCGAACGTCCGTGCGGGAGGCTCTAGAGTGGCTGTCACTTCCGTTACGGCGGTATGGACACCTTCTTGCCCTTATACCTCAGCGGGCACTCACACATTTGTCAGCGGCACAGGCACCGTAACTGCTCAATCGACTAGGTGTAGGTTGTCTGGACAGCCTCCTATGAGGCAGGATGACGTAGGCGCATGTGCGGGCGTGTGGAACCTAAGTTCAGCGCCGTATACGCCTATGGCATGTGCGTGCACGATGAGCGTTAGTAATGCCGGCCAGAATAGAGCGAGAGGGCTATGACAAACACTATTGCATCGTTCAGCGGCCCTAATAATGACTGGGTTTGGCGTAACGGCCGACGCGTGTTTGTTACCGGCGCCGATCTTATACGGCAGCGTTGGGGTATCCGGGCCCGGTCTATAAAAGGCGAATGGATTATCGATAAAAATGCAGGTATCCCCTACTGGGAAGAGATTTTTATAAAAAGATACTCCAACCAGCGCATACGCGAGATATTCAGAGAGATGTCGCTCGCCACGCAGGGCGTTATCCGGGTAATCAGCATAAGCCCGGGGAAGGTCAATCCGGCCACTCGAAAACTGGAAGACTTGGTGGTCAACTGCCTGATTGAAGGCGAGGAAGGTGAGGAAGCAGCCACATTCAGGTTCTTATCTGATGTTTATGATATAGGCACTCCCGGTAATATAATATCAGTAACGACGCCTGATACAGGCGTCACGCCTACTTATTTTTCGTATGTCGCCAGAGACGGCGGCACCTTGTGGGCAGACTACGCCATATTCTACGCGGGCCCTGGAATAACTCTAGCCGACGGCGCTCACGGCATATCTATATCGGCTTCAGGAGTAAGGTCTATCGGTGTTTTGGGGCAGACGCCTTTAACCGGTGAGCCTACAGTATCGGCCGGCGACGGCATCGAACTCACTCAGGCCGCGGGCAACATAGAGATAACAAATATCGGAGTGTTGTCGCTATCATCAAACTCTAACGGTGAGGAGATCGCAGGCGGTGTCCGTGTCGTTGAGGGTAATGGTATTGTGGTAGATGCTCTAGATTCCGGTGACGGTTTCAAAGTAGCGCGGATAACCGGAGGGCCCTGGCTTTTGGCAGACTCTATATCTACGGTGACCGGCACTCTGAACAGCGGCAGCGTAACCAGTACTCAAGACTATAGAGACTCTGATATTTACGATGTGCAAGAGGTAGCGGCATCCCCCGGCCTAGACATACAAGTTATATTTGCCGGTGTAGATGCCTTCAGAAAGGTCATAAATTACCTTAAATATGAGGGTGCCGGCACATTAACCATCTCTTTGTGGAATTTTTCTACAGTTGGTTGGGACACTATTCATAGTTTCACGTTGTCGGAAGCTTGGGAAGTTATCGAAATACCTGTAGCGGATACTGCGGACTATATAGACGGGTCAGGCGAGGTTAGAGTGCGCTACTACCGTGCAACTACTGGCAGCGCGGCCAATAACCTAGAGATAGATCTGTGCGTGTTGGAACGAGACACTGTGGGCGGTTCTGCGGGGGTCACTGACCACGGGGCCCTGACCGGTTTGCCTGATGTAAATGATCACGCTTATGCTTTTCTGCACAACGGCGCTAGAGCGATGTCAGGCACTTTTAATCTGGCTGCGCAGCGGATAACAGACTCCAACAGAAGCAGTAGCTCTTGGGCTTCTGCGGGTATACCATGGACGAGTAACCCTGCCGAATGGACGGCTATTCGAGATTTAATAGGGTATGAAGGGTCTATAGCGCTTGCGATTATACAAGCGGCAGCATCAGGCGCCGGCGTCACTTCTCTTAATTCATTGACCGGGGATTTAGGTGTAGCGGCCGGAGATAATATAGCGATTGATGTAACCGATCCAGATATAACGGTGTCTGTAGCCGGTTTAGCTGATCGTCAAGTAGTGTTAGGCGACACAGACGGGTCTGTTTTACAAACCAACTTACTAGAGTTTACAACCGATAATCAGTTGGTGATTTCCGGAGGTTTTCCCGGTCAATCTTTGCTGGGAACAGGCTTTGTATCTCCCGGTGTAGTTGCTATAGGAGGCACAGGAACTTTATATTTAGGCGCGGCGGCCGCTCTTACTGATGCTAATAAAGCGGGGAGCACGTGGGCATCTAATGGTATACCTATCTCTAACAGTGCATCCGAATGGTCTGATATTGAAACGCTCATAGGGTCAGAAGGTTCATTATTTGAAGCTATTTTAACAGCAAACACAGGCAACACGCTGGGCGAAGCTTATAACCAGGGCGGTGCCGGGGTAGGCGCATTGATTCAAGCGACCGATGGCGGTGTAGTTATCCAAAACACCGGCCAAAATAATCTACTTCATATTCAACAGCTCGGCACGGCTACCTCAGGCATAGATGCCGCTATTAATTTTGTTAACCACAGCACTGCTCCAGAAGCCTTTGCGGCACTTTTTTCAGGCCTAGCCGGAGACTATATAGGAGTAAGTGATTATGACGATGAAGAGTACCTGTCGGGCCATAGGCTGTATTGTAACAATCAGATTCTTTCGATGGTTTGTGAAGAAGACACTGCTGACCACGAATCTCATAGTTTAGTCTCGGTTCGGCGGTTTGCCACCAATCCCGATAATTATTTAACCAAGGCTATGCTGCTGTCTTCGCATTATGATGCAGACGCAGTACCGCCTGTTTACCATGAGGCCCGGGTTGAAACCAGAATAAGATGTACCACGGCCAACGATTGGCACACAGACATCTTCATGACCGTGTCAGGGGACGGCGCCGTAGATGTCAACAACACGGATATAACTTTTGCTAAAACAGTATCTTATGGTTCGGCGCCTACTGACGCGTCTTATGCCGCGGGCACTTTAGTAGTGGATTGGACTGAAGGAGCGGTCCAAAAAGTCAGCATCACAGGCAACATAACGGCCGTGTCGTTCACACCACCTAGAGGCGTTACACCCAATCTGTTCATAGATATAGCTTCGCCTAGCGGTGACTATACCATATCCGGCTTTCCGGCAAACGTTCAATGGCAAGGGTCTATTGATCCAGATTCATCGGCGATGACTATTTATTCCGGAACATCTGCCACTATATCTCTTGTCTATCTAGGCACGTCCATGGGCTATCGAGCAACTATTTTGCCTCAGGTGCCGACGCCATGATGGGTATACACTATATCGGTGAAACATTGGGCGGTACTTCGGTACCTTGCTACGTACAACCTAACGCGCCCGGTGACCTGATTTTGGTCTGTGTAATTATCATAGGGACGACTTATGACGTTGCTATACCCAGTCTTAGTGTGGACGCGCTCCGCAATGGGGTATCTCTAAATTCTGCTGGTGTTCCGTACTACCGAGACATAACCGGATCGCAATCAGGTGAAACCACTATAAGATTTAGGTACCAAGTAAGAATAATCAGACAAACAAATCCGGAAGTAGGTAACTACCCTGTGACTTTGTCGGCGTCGACAAATGGCGATCCGATCAGGCGTCGCTCTATGCGGGTTTATCTGCTAACTAGAGCCGTGTACGCCTCTATAAGTACCGCTTCAGGTAGCGGCACCTCTAACACTAGAATTTTTTCGCCCAACGCTAGGTGGGGTTCAATGCAGATAGGGGGAGCGCTGGCAGTAGGTAATCTTCTCACAGGCCAGTGGTTTGATACAGTCAACATATCTACAGACGTAATCGATAACTGTTCGTGGCGATCTGACGCTACTTATGGGTCATATTATAGGATTGCAGGGAGTGCTAATAGTGCTATACTGGCCACTAGAGCGTCGTGGTCACCGACTACCAGCTATGTTCACATGGCGATGAATTTTGACGCCGAAGAGTTGATGATCCCGCTAAACTCACAAGGATAAGGAGCAAAACAATGGAAAAAACATTCACAGTAGAAGAAGCACAGGTTGTTTATACCACGGGTTCAACCCTGAGAGGTATGGGCAACCAAAAAATGAATTACGCGTTGGAGCGTAATTTGGAGGCAGTACGGAAGATTATCGAGACCAGTCGGAAAGAATCCAAGCTCGATTCTTCGGAAGAGTTTCAGGCTTTGAAAAAAGCCGAGGACGAGATCATAACTGCTGCCAGGGCCCTCCCTCAAACCATGTCGGAAGACGATAAAGACGCATGGTTTGCTGAGGAGTACAAAAAGATAAAACCAGCGCAAGACGCTTTTAACGCGCTGGTCGAAAAATGGCGCAAAGAAAACGAAGTTACTGTGAGTGTGTATCACATTCATGAGAATGATCTCAGAGAACTGGAATTGGCCGAGTTGGACGGTGCTCCGAGAGATCCCAAGCATACCGACGCTCAATTTCTCAACCAATACCGCGCTCGGTATAACTGGATTATGGTTATGCTCGACTGCGTCAAAACTGACTAGAGGCAGAAAACAATGGCCGGTGTATCAAGTTCGGGCTTCACGACAAAGACGTTTGAGGAAATCAGGGAAAGCGTAAATAACAGAGTTTACACTAATGTCAGCCCCGAGCTTGATTTAAGCGATGATTCTCTAGACGGTGTAGAGATAGCCGCGGTATCTGTAGAGCTAGCTGATATGTGGGAAGTGCTGCAAGCTCTACAAGCTTCCTTCGACCCCTCTCAAGCCTCAGGTTGGACGCTTGAGCAGCGATGCGCGATAACAGGCACGTATAAGTCTACCTACACCTACACGCGTGTATACGGTACCGTCGAGCTGGACGCAAACACCAGCTTGCCCGCAGGCAGTGTAGCGAACCTAACCGGCAAGCCCAACACTCGTTTTGCCACGGAGACAGAAGTGCCGGGAGACGCTACGGGAGGCTTTTTCGATGTCTGGTTTGTGGCGCTTGAGCCGGGCCCGACCGCGGTTGATGTTGGCGAGCTGAGTGAGATCAATGTTGCTGAGCCGGGTTGGTTATCTGTAGATAACTCTGTTGAGCACGATACACTCGGCACTGTTCCGGAAACAGATGAGGAGCTCCGCGACAAGCGTGTCAGGGAGTTGGCTGGAGCCGGCTCAAGTACGCTGGCGTCCATAAAAGCTGCCGTCTCTAGAGTCGCCAATGTGATAGACGTTGTCGGTTTTGAAAACACATCGCTGGTACCTCAAGGGCTGCTGCCTAGGAACTCCATTCAGCTAATCGTGCGTGGTGGTGACGATGACGACATAGCCGCCGCGATTTTCGACAAACGGGCAGGGGGAGGCGCTGGCACTGTAGGCGCTACCGCTGTAGATGTAATTGACAGCGCCGGTGTCCCTCAAACAATACGCTTCGACCGAGCAAACGAGCGCGATTTTTACGCATCGATTACGGTAGAAGTCACTTCGGCTTGGGAGGGCGCCGACGGTATTACCAAAGTGAAGGAAGCGGTAAAAGCCTATATCGATTCACTCCACACAGGAGATGAAATTATTTACGAAAAAGTAATAGGGTCGTTTATTTTCGTGACAGGAGTATATGATTTAAGCTCCTGCGCAATTGGATTAAGCAGCCCTCCTGCAACGTCTACTGATATCGCCGTTGCTTTTGACGACGCTATATCGTGCGATATTGCCGATATATCGGTAACTACTATACCGGTGTAAATATGCCGCCTCCTGAAGTACATGGAAACCGAATAAACAAGGCAATCGCCAACCTGAAGGTTCAGTACAGCAATGCCGCGGGTATTCAGCAGGTTTTGGCCGCTGAGGTGGAAGAGGTAGCCGAACTTGAAACGGCTATTATCGATGTCTGGGTGAAGTACACTATAGAATACGGCGAAGGCTATGCTTTAGACTTGATAGGCGCTATTTTAGACGCCCCCAGAGGCGGGTTAACAGATACCAACTACAAAGCACTGCTTAGAGCGCAGATCCTCACATTAAGGTCTACCGGCAAAGTGGAGGAGCTGTACACGATACTGAGGACCATAGAGGATAGAGAATACAGGATATACCCCAAAGTCAATATGACTCTGATAGTGGAGGCTCGGGAGGCGTGGGGCGCTGTGTCAGTAGATACAGTGATAGATATTTTAAACAGAGCCAGAGAAGCGGGGTGGGATCTTATTTTTGTTTATTTCGAAAGCTATGCACCCCTCAGGTTTGCTTCTCAAGACACTACGCCGGAATACAGCACAACAGAAGGCTTAGCAAACGCGGCCGGAACTGAAGGCGGAAGGTTTGCGAGGGATAGACGATGAAGACTTTTTGTGACGCACAGGCGTTTTTCGAGTACGGCCCCGCATCGGTTATGACTGAGGCACCGGACGGAAATATAAATTCCGGTTTTGTCTATGCGCAGTTACTGCCGCCAGGGATACTGAACTGGTTTTTTAACCAACTTACCTTGAACCAACTGAAGATGGCCCGACGGGCTGTAGGCACTCATGTGCTTGAGGCTTCGCAGCTGGCTACCGATTATATGGCCATAAAATGGCTCAATCTTCTGAATTTGTGGGTGGCTATACCCAATTCAACATCGGGATATCTTCGGTATTCTCCTGATGGTGAATACTGGTATCAAGGCGCATCTTTCGATTTCGGTGCTGATTCTCCGACAGCGCCTATAGATTATTTTAGAGCATCGCCTACTCAACTTTCGCTCTATGCGGCTTCTGATAACGCAGCGGCGGTAGAGGTATTGCACACACTGGACGTTACTACAGGAGCAATGGCCGCGCATCCCGGCGACACGTTGTCGGCAATAGGCCCCGCTCGGGTTTTCACAAGAAATTCAGAGCTGGCTTCTCAGAATCAACTTATCGTCACTACGGGCTCGCTATCGATGCCTGTGCTAGTGTCTCCTACGTATCTAGATGATTTTGCCGCCGTCACAGGTTTAGGATCTGTATTGTTCCGACACAGGCTTACGCACTATGTCGACGGTGGGGACAATGATCTGTGGTTCGGCATAGGCCACGGCGGCGCTGGATTCAGCCTGAAACGGTTTTCTGACACGACTATGGCCAGCGGAACGGAGCTTTACGACTTCGCCACAGAAGAGCCGGATTTTGTTCCTACAGCTATTGATATAAACAGCAACACGGGGCGCATAATAGTGGCGGGCACGGAGTCGGATACAGACGACCTGCTTAGGATCATGTATAGTGATGATTTCGGCAGTACTTGGGCCGATGCCGTTGTTCCCACTGTAGATTTCGGAGCGGCGGCAACACAGGCTACATACGAGCGGATACAGTATATGGGAGGCTCTTTCTGGGTCGGGCACTTTCGGACGGTGGCGACCGCCGCAACGGCGCAGAGTATTTTCTTCTCTGTAGACAACGGTGTTACTTGGTACCGATCGCAACTTCTATTTGCCGCGTCAGATGAGCAGCAGCTCGCTTTTGCGGATTTTGATTTTTCAGGCAATTACTGGCTGGCCGCCCGCGGGTCTTATGGCGCGTTCCAGTTCAAAGGGAGTGTTTTGCCGTGATAGTAGAAATTTACGATAAACGAGTATTTGTGTATAAAGCCGGCGAGGTACCCGAGCCGCTAAAGGTGCAGGTTGAGAGAGAAGAAACGCGGAAGCCGCTAAACCTGTCCGGTGCTTCCGCTATTTTCAGCCTGTTTACCGTCAACGCCGCTGGCACAAGAGCCACTGTTATTGACAGCAGGGAGGCCGCAGTAGACGCCGGAAACGGTATTGTCACTCATACTTGGCAAGCGGGGGATCTGGTAAACGAAGACAAGTACTTCGGCGTCTTCTTCATAACACTGTCCGACTCATCTGTTATCTCTATTCCTAAAAGAAGGTATTTTGAATTTGAGGTGGAGGCGCTTTAGGCGCAACGCCGGCCCCGGTCTTGTTTTTGGTTGCTCCTTTCACAAGACCGGGGCGCTTCTGCTTAACACTAATGTTTCTAGAAGCAGGTTGCCGCGGTACTGATAAGTAGATCACGAAACGGAATAGGCGTTTCCTCTCGCTGGCGGTGTGTTAACCTTTTTACCGTATTATAGTGCCCCGTCCTAACTGCTCGGCGGCGTTCTTCAGAGGAGTGAAATCCTTCATCTAACCGTGATCGTTTACCGCTAGAGCCCCAATGTAAAACAGGCAGAGTAACGTGTGCCGCATATAACCAAGTCGCTTTTCGAGCAAGGTGGCCGTAATGCCCCTGCTCTACACAACACGTCCATCCAATACCGTCTCCTGCACTAACCCAGTTACCGGATTTAGGCGGTCGTATCAACCCAAAATGCCGCCACGCATGCGACGCTTCGGGATGTTCCAGTATGCCGCCGAATTGCCTCACTGCCCAAAGTGCGTGCTTAAAACATCCGCCGTCATCTCCCAGCTTCTTAGCCTTTGGGGTGCCAGCCAACATAGGGCCCCCGCTCCAGTAACGCCCCCATCTAGCACACGGTGGGTGAGCCACTACAGGCCACGGGCCGGTATAGTTGCGCGCGTCTCGTTCGGGCAAACCCCACGGCTCTACATTGGCTATCTCGTAATACGGCCCGCCTTGTAAAACATATAAAGCAGCTATTTTGTTAACTGTTTCCATTTTTACTCTCTTCTTAGAAACCCAAGATCAGCATCTACTCAAAGCTAATTCATGCTCAGTGATAGCTCTATATAAATAATCAGCAGCTACACCAAAAGCGTGCTTTGCTTCCTCTTCGCGATCACGGTGGTCGCTTTTCAGTAGGAGATCTCCATACGCTGCCCATAATTGAGATAGGTTTTCCAATTTAGCCACTTTATTTTCTATTTCATTCATTTGGTTGTTCCTTTCCAAGACCGGGACGCTTCTGTTTTTCAGGGTCGGTCTCTATCAAAAAATTCTTTTCTCCTTCGCTAAGCTCGCCGCCCCAACCGCTAAAAATGAAATCGGGCCACTCACCGGTTAGTTCATGGTAGGCGTTTTGGACTGCCACTCTCATCGGCAGATCAGCTCCTTTTGGGAGCTTTTTCCAATCAACCTCTCCAATTTTGCATTCCCAGATTTGTTTTTTCATTTTATTGCTACTTTCACAAGACCAGGTCGTCTTTATTTACTCTAAACCTAGAACGCCTTTCACAACGGCCGTGAAAATGGTGTCTTTCATACGTTGAGCAATCGGAAGCTCCTCATATGAAACCATACACGGGTGCTCCTTCTTTTCCGGGTCTTTTACCGGTCCGTATTTCCACCCGGCTTCTTTCTTCTCTTTCATCCAACCTTCATGAGATGCCGACGGCGGTTGGTTTGGGTTCTTTATGATGGCTTCTACCCCATGAATTACGCTATCTACTTGCCACTCCGGTGCTTTCTCAAATATCGGCTGAGACCGATCCCCTAAGTAGATACAATAAACTCGGTTTATTTCGTGCGCCGCCATAGCGGCATTCATAACTTGCATACTGACCGTTTTCATTTTCAAAGTCCTCTCTCTGAGCTATCCCAGTATTCTGGCGCCATGTCTTTCACCAAACTCGCCTTTACTGGCACTTCAAAAGTGATTTCGGCATACACCCTGCCGTGTCCTCTTTTGGTAAGTTTGGCAACTCCGTCTCTGAGCAAGTCGCTCAACGGCGCGGATTTTAAAACGACTTTGTCTCTGAAAGTTTCGATCATTTTTGGCATTTTCTCTTCACCTTTCTTAGTTTGTTTCGCCTGTAGCGCAGCATGCGCTTAGCGCGCGGCGTTCCTTTGCATTTGCCTGACATGTATTTGTACATGCCTCTAGTCGAAGACCCGCCGCAGTCTTTTTTGAGCCTGTTCAACAGGTAAGCGGTGCACATGACTTGATCTTTTATACTGTGCAGCGAATACCCGTTTTTTGAACAAACATTTTTAGCGCGCCCATGAACTTGACCTAGTCCGTACTCTTTGAGTTTAGATTTCGACTCCGCTGTATAGTCGAAACTGCTTTCGAAATAGAAAACACCGGCAAGCTCAAATTTATCGATATCGAAAGTTTTGCTAGCCTCCTCTACCGCTCCCGTTATTTTAGTGCGGTAGCCTTTGTCTTTCATAACTCGAGAGTTAGGGGCCACGGACATCAGCGCGATTATAAACAACTCTAGAGACATATTAAAACCTATCGTTAAATATCCAACGCTGTTCTTTTGGGATGCTTTTTAGCACTATAGCTTTTATTGATTTTAGCAGCGTTCTGGTGAACGCATAGGCATATGCTGTATAAACACGCTCAGGCTCAACTTCAACAGACACAGCAATTGTATCTCCCTTGAACTCGGTTGTGGCTTTTATTATAAACAACGGACCGTATTTATTTGAGGCATCTACTATATCAATATTATCAGACCATATTCTGATCTCCTTTTTTACCTCTTCTATGAATAATTTACGCGATTTAACCTCATTTTCCATTGGAGAGTCTATACCTTTCTGTTCTGAAGATACGGATACCGGGTATGTCCAACTTGCTCGGATCTGCGGATTCTCTTATTGCGATATTTACCGCACTGTTATCGATACATAGAAATTCTCTAGGTATCTTGCTGAAATCCTTTTCTTCCCACGCCCACACTTGTTGTGAAGACATCGCCGGTTTTGAAGCGGTCGTGGATAGCGCCGCCGCTTTGCTGAAGTCTTCGCTCTCAAGCGCTTTTCTTCGAGCGGCCTCTTGCTCTCTCTCCCACGACACAACCTTGCTTTTGGCGATGCTTTTAACCTTGGACAAAACGTCAAGTACGGGCTTGAACAGCGCGTCGACCTTGCGCTTTGCCTCAAGTTGAGGCCGTGTTATCTCCTGCCTCGCAGTATCGTATTCTTTGTGTTTGTTGTGGGCGTCCTGAGCGATCTCTAACATGATTTTAGCGGTGTCGCCGTCCACTACCTCGAACGTATTCAAAGCCTCTAGATACTCATCGGCCTCTGTTTTGGCCTCAACAACCATTTTTTCGATTATAGCTAATTCTGTCATGCCCACTCCCCGTCTTTCACAATACCGCTAGGCTCGAAAACACCAGACAAAACATCTATCACAACACGCTTATCTGCGTTTTCCAATACCTCAACCAGATTATCGTATTGATCATAATCAATATCTGTGTGATCTTCTACCAAAGCTATAACAGCTTCTTCAAATTCTTTGATACTCGGCTTCTTTTCGAGCAGCTCTTTTAGGTCTTTTTCAAGCGCCCACGGTTTAGTTATTATCATATTCGGCTCCTTACGATGCCGTACAGCGCCAAACCAAAGGCATCGATCACGTGATCGCTAAGCCCTAAAGGCAGCGATAACAGCTTCTCTACTCGTCTGTTGTGCGGTTCTTTTTTAACGCTCCCTTTCCACTGCATCGGTGTCACAGTTTCAACGGTTGTGTATTCAGCAAGCTTACCTACTATAAGACCGGTAAAATAAGCTAGGTCCAATATGTCGGACACTCTTATCGGCGATCCGGGTCGGTGCTCAGGCTTTTCTACTATCACTTTATCAGGAAACTTCAATATACCTATATTAATTTTATTTTCTATAGTATACAAGATTTGATTGGCGTGCGTTTCTAAGCTTTCATCTTTGTGCCTTTTTACTTCAGCGAAAACACCCAGATAGTTCTTATTGTGATTTAGTATAGCAATTCCTGTGTGCCTGCCCGGGTCTATTCCCATTATTAGCATTGTGCAAACTCCTTGTTTAATGCATTTCAGGATCTCTAAACATATCTAGAATAGCAGCACGCAATTCTGAAATATCTGAGCATAATACTCTACTTGTCAGATATTCAAGAATATAGCAGTCAAACCCTACAGCGATAGTAGCCGCGTATTCTTTGCTGTCTATATTTAACCTCCATATAAACGGTGAGTTTGAAGCTACTTCTATCATCCCAGGTTCTAAACTATTTTGTAATTCCTCCATTAGTTTTCTGCAGAGTTCTATTCTATGCTCTAGTTTAGATGCCTTCGCCTTACCCTCCAAATACGCAGTCAAAAAATCATTTTCCATTACGGCACCCACACTTTCAGCCTACCGTTTTCGTCGAGTACACGTTTCGCTTTTTTAGACCACACCGACGACGCCACGGCTTCAGCATCAGTCGGGTAGTCTTCGCACATTCTGTTGAATTCTCTAGAGAATATTCGGTTGAGATCTTCTCCACACTGATGCAGATCGGATGTTATCGGCACTTCCAAAACAAGCTCATCGTGAACCATGTTAACCGGGCGCGCGCCCAGCAATGCGCCGTTACCTGCATAGCACTCTCTAGTTATAGCTCTAGTGCCTGCCAGACACCCCGCGGCGGCGCCCGCTTGGAAGCGGTGATTGGCCAAGACCGTGTATTTGGCTACTGTCCTGAGCATGCCAGTAACATCTAGTTTAAGTTGCACCTGAGAACCGTCCGGGCCCGCCTCTCTCTGGCAATAGTCAAGATAATCGGGCATCTCCGGGAGCGCCTTCAGCCACGCTTTTCTGGTGGTGTCTATCTCTTCATAAGTCCACACGCGGCCGGTATTTCGAATCTGAGTCAACCTAAACGTATTGTGCATCATGCCGCCAGGAAACCCGAAGTTTGCCGCTTTAGCATTCTGCCTCGCTTTGGCCACAGTCGGATCGTCGTTAGCATACAAAGCTATGGCTTCTTCAAAGCTGATTCCCAAAAGCACAGAACCAACGTAAAGATGGACATCGACACCGTCATTAAGCAAGTCGCCAAGTACCGAGTACCCCAGAATATTTTTACAGGATTGCGCCAGCGTGTGCAGCTCAGCGCCGCTTATATCTGAAATCAGATACACAAAACCGTCTCTGGGGCGGTAGGTCTCACGGATACCGCCGTCTTTGGGGGCGTTCTGGAAATTGTTGCCTTCCAAGGGTTTTCTAGGCGTCGATGCGGAAGTCCTGCCTGTCGCCACGATATTGAAGCGCGTTGTTATCGGTACCACATACCCAAGTTCTAGCGTCTTGATATAGGTAGACAGCATTTTCTCTGCCGTTATGTACTCGGCACGTTTGAGCATCAATTCGTCGCCGCACAAGATGCACGCCACCTTATCGGTCGATATGCCTTTACCCGTCTTTGTTTTAGGTATATCGATACCTCGCTCTTCACACGCCTGCCTAATTCGCTCCTGAGCGGGCTTCTGTTTTTTTGTGTAACCTTTTTTATCTTCTGCCAATAAACCGGCTTCGAGTAGGTCGGGAACCAGCTCACTCATTTTTGCTTCGAAACGCTCGCGGCACTCTTCTACTTTTTTCTGATCTGTCAACATCCCGCGCGCTGTCATCAATGTCAGGCAGAACGATGAATACGAAAACGAATACTCTCCAACAATCTGATCTTGCCCCGCCATCTGTTCGGCAAAAATCTCCATTGTCGTGATTGAATCTTCTTTTGCATAGTCAATGGCTTCTTGCGGCCACTGCGATAGCGGCGTATCGATAAGCTCGCCGTAACGGAACCGCCAGCCTTGTGTCTTGCCCCACATGCGCTTATCGAGCACAAGCTCGGCCAAGTCGGCTAACGAGTACTCTTTCAAGGTATCGCTGTACAGCGCGCGGCCTACTGCTATGTCCCACAGTTTCTGCCTTATAGCGACGTCAGTGATTAATCCTTTTTCATATTTTTCGAAAATGTACGGCAATAACTCGGGCCAAGTTGCAGCGGTAGTTCCTGCGTCATAGGCGAAATTAAGGCCTATCAACGTTATGTCATCGTTAGTGAGCTGCTCATACCACCAAGTGGCGAGGTAATCGCTATGCTTGAGTAAACCGGCGTCCCCCTCCCCGTCGTAATAGGAGGTGCATACGACTTTAGGAAGGGGACGCCGCCGCGTGATTAAAAACGTCTCGTTATCTGCCGCACGAAAAATCATGCCAGACCGCACTTTCTCAAATATGCTTCGGTCGGCTCGGGGAGCCACTTGTGAACGGTGAAGGGCTTGTCTTCTTTCGTCCTTGTGATGAAACAAGACAACCTGAGAACCAGATCTTTCAGCGCGTTGTCTTGAATGGCCGCCGTAGCAAGCTCGTCCCACTCTTCATCACTCCGCTCTTTCGGATCGTCTGCGCCCGACGCCGCGCACAGAAAGCCCATCCAGTTTTTGATACCCATGAGCGCTTTTGTTTTGTCGCCTGACAGCTTGATCACGTGAGACGCTGTTGTACCGACTGGGGGCGCATCTTCGTCATCACTGTCTACATACAGCACTTCGGCTTCGATGATAACGCTGTCGCCTTTGAAGCCCTCTTTCACCATCTTGGTGTTTTCAATTCGGACGATATACTCGCCCTCTTTGAAATAACGGCCTGCGCCGACCAACTCAACTTGACTCAATCCATAATTCGCAAAAATGCCCATTATTGTTCTCCCATTAAGTCTGCCATTAGCAGCTTTTGTTTTTGAGCAGTAGTGCTCTGAATGTATTTTGCATCTCTATATGCTTTACCATAATCATCATACGCTAATTGTAAAGTACTAAGTATTTTTAGATCCACTGTATCGGCCAATTGGCCTGACCTATGGGTTCTACCAATTAGCTGCTCCCAAGTTCTACCGTTCGCAGGAGGCGATAGAATTAAGTTCTTGCTCCACTTTTGAAGATTGAAGCCTTCTGCACACGCGTTAATAGATGCTGCTATTGTTCGCTCAGCAGCTTGTGTAGTTATAGATAAGCCGTTGCGCACACAGCGCCCTTTAGAGCCAAAAGTAGGCATATAGTTTTTAAGTATTTCACCAATGGCTTTATGTCTATACCATACGATGTAGCTTTTTTCTTTGATAGCCCACTCTGCAACTCTTTCTATGACACTCTTATCGAACCAAATCGGTATCGTCTCTGGTATGAATTCTTTTTCTACTCTCTTCCAATTCTTTACCGCCCATGCACCCGCATAAGCTTCATCAATTTGAGATGCCGTTTCGTATTTTCTTGAGTACCTAAGCTCAGAACGGATGAAGCTGCCGTATTCAGATCTAGCAGCGGCCCAATAAGCGGGGGCCGGATACTTCCAAACATAGAAAAACCCAAGCGCTATTTCTCTGGCGTGTCGGTAAAACTCCGGGCCGGTGCACACAAAATCCCCGTTCGGCAGCTGCCACATGTCTTCGAGCTGCTGCCATGCCTTTCTGATAGGCTCGCTGTCGACATCTATAAAATCGAGCGTTATGGACGCGCCTACATCCACACTGTCGGCTAAGATAACACCGGGCACTTTCCGAATAAAGCTGCCATACCCTTTTCTAGCGTTGTCCAAATCCGGTCCAAAGTAAGTGAGTGCACCCAAGCCGGCACGAGTGGGTGGGTTTACGTCAAGCGCCTGACACCATAATTCAGCTTCTTTATAATCCTCAGGCAGTATAGAACCTTTCGGTGGCAGCGCTATAAGTTGAAGGTGCCAGTAGTCGTAAAAGGAACGTGTGGCCACGGTTCCGGATAGAGGAACAAAACGGCAATTGCCTGATGTTCGCCAATATTTCAGCACGCGCTTTGTGCAACCGGCCGCCCGGTTTTTTAGGTTATGGGCCTCGTCAGCTATAATCAGATCCGCACCAACCTCATTAAGAAAATTCGGGTGAGTAGATACATACTCATAACTGGCTATTTCATAATTTGTGTGTTTCACCCAGTGCTTTTCAAGCTCGGCAAAGTCATAGCACGTTTTATCTCGCAACGCGCCTGGGATCAATAAGAGCGCTTTTTTGGCGTCCATCACAGTAGGCAGCAGAAATGTGACTATCGTCTTGCCTTGACCTACGGGAAGCCCGCAAAATATACCATCAAAAGCGGCCGCTTCGTACAACGCCAATGCTTGTAAAGGCCATAACGTCATGAGGCCTTTATCCGTTTTCAATATGGACGTAAGCGGGTTCACCAACTCTAACCCAAGTCGATCCGGGTTTCTTTGAGGAAGATTTATAATCCGCCTAAAATGGAAGCTCTCAAGCGGTCCCGGGCGCGCTGCGAAAGTGAAATTCATGCGGCGTTACTTGGCCAAAGCCTCGTTAATTTTGTCGATAGCTCTCTTCACCAACGTCTGATCGGCAGGAGTGGTCATCGCACAACCCGCCAGAAAGCCCAACGCCGCGGAGACATCACCGTCAAGCACGTGAGTAGTCTTCTCTTCTTTGACGGCCGGTGCTTGTGCCACCGCGCGCGCTGCTTTTTTTGTCGACCCCTTCGGTCTTCCGGGCGACTTTTTCGATTTCTCCAATTCATCGGCTTCGGCTTTGGCGGTCTCGGGCACCTGCGACGCCTCTTCTTTTTCTTCGGGCGGATTTACCGATTGAGGCTTTGGCGCGCCTGCTTGTTTCTCTTTCGCTGCTTTGATTTTCTCCAAAATGCTCATATTGCTAGACATCAGTCCGACAATCCTTTCTGCGTTTGTCAAATTGCAAACGCCTTTTCTTTCGCACCCCAAAAACATATCACATGCGTGGGGTTCCGGCGGCAAGTCCAATGCTTTAGCTCTCGCTCTTTTCAGCCTTGCCATTTCCTTTATTACGGGCAATAACTGCTCTACAAAATCTTTCCGTATTTGGTCATAGTCTGCTTCGTGTTTTACAATATAAGAGCCTGATCTTTTATATTTTGTGCTTGCGTAATTCAACCAAAATCGACAGCTAGAGCCTCTTGATTTTGCGACTATAGGAGCGCAGAATTCATACAATATACGCTGTGGATCTTCTTTGAGGTGCTTTTCTTTTTTACCCCATTTCGCCGGGTCCGAAGATGTTTTATGATCCACAATATTTACGCCACCGTATATCCAGAATACATCAAATATTCCTACCAAATTTATATCACCGGGTAAGTCAATATTGTAATAACGCTTTACTTCTTTAGGTGTGACTGTAAATTTAAGTTCGAACTCCGCATTATAATCATGAAGCGCATCTATTAAAAAAATACTGTTCAAGCCTTGTATAAGCTCCACAGCTATTTTTCCGGGATAATAGTCTTTTTCGCCGTACGTCCACACAGAATCAACATTCGGCAAAACACCTTCTTTACCGTAGTGCTCTACATGCGAGTGACACTCACTACCTAAGGCAGTGGCAGCACTATCGCCGCTTTTTAGTTTATCTAGGTATCGCCACCCCCATATGCGTCGACAGGTCAAAAAACTATTTATCTGTGAAGCTGAAATATACATAGCTTGTATTTAAATCTACTCTCCGCTATCGTCAAGCAGTTTGTCGCAAATATCGAAAATCATCATTGCGAAATTACCGATATCGGCGGCCTCTCTTTTAGCGTGATCAAACTGATCCGAAACCAGTGCTTCGCTAAGCTCTTCTAGCTCCTCCAGCAGCCTAATAAAAAAATAGTCAGGGTTATATTCATCCCAACCCCAACCGCTTACACCTCGATCTGCATCGTGCTCTTTTAGTTTAGCCTCCATAGCCTCTGCAAACTGTTTAACGGCTTTTCTCATTTTTAATGCCTTTCACCCAACGATCCTTTATCGTCAAGAAGTTTGTCGCAGATATCGAAGATCATCCGCGAAGAATTGGCTACATCAACCGCTATTTTTTTACCGACAGTGAAATCGCCTGAACCCACAGATTCTGCAAACTCATCTACCTCGTCAATTAGTTTAGACAAAAAATAAGTGAGACTGTGTTCATTTGACCCCGCTACCTCGAGGTCTGAATCATATCCATTCAATCTTTGATTCATTGCCTCTGCGAATTTTTTAATCGACTGTCTCATCGTCCGATCCTTTCGTGAATTGTATACAATGAAAATGCCTCGCAATTCGATGAGGCATTTGATCATTTATTCTCAGTGCTCCGAATAGACGGCATCGACCGCCCATGCTTCGAAACATAAACGGACAGCTTACGTCACAATAGTCGCCACGAGCCGCTATCTCTAGCGTCAGTTTCAGATGCTTGACGTTTTCTATTTTCATGAAAAACTCCTTCTTATCTTTACTTTATATATGTGCAAGCGATCAGGTTCCACTGATCAACTACCTCTTTTTTAGTCAGTGCATGCAGCTTAGCGCAACCTAACTTACACTCAATTACCCACTTCGGTCTACCGTGGTTTCTGTTGATGTTTATAGGCTGCGGAGGCCACTGCCCGCATTTAGGGCAGGCTCTTAGATCTACCCAACGTACGCGTCCATTAGTCATTTTGCTCTCTCCACAAAAGCTTTTAGGATGGCCAAATGCCAATCCTTCAAAGGTCTGTCCGACTTTTTCATCTTCCTAACGATCTGAACCTCTAAATCGGTTAGCAATATAGTGCGCATCAAACTAGCATATAAAATACATTCGCACAGTGCTCTTTGCTCTATTATCGTATCGACTTTTGTCATAACTCCCCCTTTGATTAACAAACACCTTATGAGCGCTTCCTGTCTCACCAGAAAGCGCCGAAAGAAATTCGTTACTTCACCGACTCGCCGATCTCCTTTCCGAGCGCTTCCGCGCACAACCGGCCCAGCTCCGCGCGCTCTGCGGTAGACAGCTCGCGCATCTCCGCCATCGTGACCGGCCTGCCGTCGTTTGCTTCAAAAAACTTCTTGATTGCTTTTACGTTCGAGATCTTTTCCATTTTGCTGATCCTTTCTGTGGCCGAAATCGGCCGGTTTATTCGTCAACGACCTCGTAATCAAAACCTTCTTCCAGGCAGTCAGCTATCTCGTCTGTGGTGCTGTCGTTTCCGCACGCGGCCACTGCTTGCGCCATTTGGATAACCGCCTCCTCAACTGTAGATGCCTCAAAAGTGATCGGCATGCCAAGGTCATCATTGATATTTTTTATTTTTGCCACCTCGCATCTCCTCTGATACTAGGTTTAAATCGCATTTAAATAGCTGTCAACCGAAAAACGACAATATTTTTTGAGCGAGCTCATATATTTTGTCTATCTGTTCGGCAGTAGGGATTGCCCGCACCTCAAAATCCGGAAATTCAGATCGGTATGTTTCTATATCCATATCTTCCTCAAAATCTATCTCCGGGAAATAAATGCTGTCTCCTCTATCTATTGCAATATACCAACGTGATCGGCCTTCTATATTAGCGTTAATCCAAAATACTTTATTCATAGCGCGCCTATTCGCAATCTCCTAAAGCATTACGCGGCCGGCATCCTTTTATTTTTAAAAATTCGGCGACAACTGCTGACATTGTTTCGAAATCCTCGCCGAACGCTCTGAACATCCGCTTAACAGCCGGATAAGGATCAACAGGCTTATAGTACCTTATAAAAGCGCCTAACCGCTTAGTGCAGTCGTATACTCCATAAGCGTTGTCGTCTTCTGCAATAACTTTCAGTCCTTTAATTAACATCATCTCGCACCTCCTGATACTAGGTTTAAATCGCATTTAAATAGCTGTCAACCGAAAAACGACAGAGAGTTTTTTTATTTTTGTGCTTGACACCGATTTAAACCTGATTTAAATATACTGGTAGGAGGTAACGACATGACAATAACAAACGAAGATAGCATCTATCACATCGGTCTCATCAATAGCGCGGCCGACAGTGACGAGTTCATCGCCAATCTGGACGCCGAAACGGTCTATCCGTACCATCCGGACACCTGCCGCCTTTTGGTCGACAATGAGGTGTCTATAGGCACTGTAAGACGCTGGCGAGGCGATATTGACGACGCTATCGAGTGCATAATGGAGCGTGACCTGTTTCAACTGATGCTGTCTGCGGCTAGGCAGCGCCTCGACGCTCTGCAAGACGCTGCATGGATAGAAAAATATGATGAACTTGGTTGTGGCTGGTAATGGTTGAGATATTCGTAATAGGAGTATTGGTGGTATGGATACTAAGCAAATTTTGATTGCGGCAGTCCTTCTCTCGGCATGCTGCGAAGACGATAGGCTTTATATCGACCGCGACTGCACGCCGACAGAAAGGAGCCTGATCTATACGGCGGCGCATAGAATAAACGCTGTCGCCGGTTTCGAACGGATAGAAATCGCCGGTTTGAAAACATTTACCGGCGATATCCTCAACGATGACTACGACTCTGTGACTTGCGAAAAAGCAAATCCGGGCACTGAGCCGCATACTGGCGAAGCTTACGATACGGACATTATTCTGTATCGTGCTTATATAGATAATGATAAAGTGTTTCTTAACGTAGTAATGCATGAAATGGTGCACTATATTGCGAGAGGGCATAAAATAGATCTAGATTTTGTCGATAGTGCAGGTCATATAGACGATGAGAATTGTATAATGGCTGAATACGTCGACACGGACCCGCCTTTAGATTTTTGCGAAAAAGACATTCAATTTATAAGGAGCGTACTATGAAAGAAAGCGAAAAAGCAGCGGCTCTATTCGAGCTGTCGAAGCTGACTATACTGGTAAGAAAATTGAAAAAAAGCGATCTGGTACCAGCTGAGATATTAGAAGGCTTATCTGCCAGAATAGACAAAATGAGAGCCGGTATTGATCCGGCAACTCTGGCCGCGTTCGACGCTGCGGCCGCTTTTGTGGAGAAAGAAGACGATGTCTAAACACTATTACATAACAAAATACGCGCTCTCCGAAGGTATCTCGTATGAAGAATGTACAGAAATGCCTAGCGGTGAGTACGTAAGTGCGAAACCTTTTCTTCAGCTTTTTAGAATAGGTAGAGATGCTTTTGAGAATTTTGACGATGCTCATAAAAGAGCTGTCGAGATGCGTAACAAAAAGATAAAGTCTCTCAAAAAACAGTTGGTCCGCTTGGAAAAGCTAAGATTCGCCGATGCCAGAAAGGATAACGGATGAAAATCGTAACAATACCGATTAAAATTGCGGTGCACGATAATGCGACACATATTGCCTTTGACAGCAACGGCGAAATAACAGAATTCGATCTAGAGCCTGAGATTTACGAGCCGTGCGAAAGCCCGGATGATGGTTTTTGGGTGGCTAGACATCCGTCATCGTTTGCCGAAAAAATTGTCCCAATCAACTGGCGAGAGTCGCTTATAGAGGTGGATCACTACATCGCGAGAGAAGGTGGTGAAATAATGCCTCTCAGCACGGTTCGGTTCGAGGATTTCGGCGATGAATTGCACATGACATTTATTTGCCCTCACTGCGGCAAGAGATCTTATATTGACGCGCCTCCATGCTGCTATGATGACTATTCTGATGACGGCGCCGTATATCCAGATACTTTGGAATGCCCACTATGTCGCCGCGAATTTAGTGCCGATTTCTCCGAATATAAGTGGGAAGACTAGGTAGACGACCGTGATGATAAAACGTCATTATTGAAAGAGTACCCGTCTAGAGGAAGGTGGTGAAATGATGAGACCCAATAAGCCCGGGCCTTGGTTATTTGAGCCTGCGAAAGGTCTTGTGGTGAATTGCGCGTACATAACAAAATCTGGCCGCGTTCTTATGGCCGGATCGCCTGTATTGTGGACCGTAGAATCGTTCGAGAAAGATTCTTCGGTGTTTGTAAGATGGATAGGGCCCGCGCACCCTCCAAAGAAAGTCAACAGAAAACGTTTATCGGTTGATGATACTATGACCCCCTACATTATTGATGACCCGGAAGGGCATTTGGTATTTTATGATGATGTCAAAGAGTTTTTGATCGAAAGGTATGAATGATGGGTAACAATATTTGTAACCAGAGACCAAATAATAACTGCTTACAAACGCGCAACGGTAAGTTTCATTGTACAAATCAAACGGACCGATGTTTAGGGTTCAAACAGGCTGATGGGATGTCAACCGGAAATTGTGAGTATTTCGTATGGACCGATAGCTTATGCTTATCTAAAAAAGCTAGGCTGGATTACGTGACAGTAGCCATTGAGTTAGGTCAAAAATACCTGAATGAGGTAAAGCGATGAACCATAAAAAATGTCCTTTCTGCGCTCACGACAAACAACGTATTTGTTATAGAGAAACAGAAGGCTATGGCTGGTTTTCAGTAAAATATTACGAAATACGTTGTAGTAATTGTGGGGCATCCGGACCTGAAGATAAAACAGAAGAAGGCGCGTGGAAAGCTTGGAATAAACGCAAAAGAGTATTTAAGGCGGAATAATGGAAAAATTCAGTGAGCGTTTTTGGGGTCACGTATTGGGATCGGACAAACCAAAAATACCGACATATAAAAAATACGATGAAGATAACGAAACCGTCGACGGTATCAAAATTGTTGAGAAGCGCACTTTCGAAGATAAAGTATGCGGGGTGTCTGTCTGCATCGGCGTTCTTGAGAACGGAAATATGGCAGTGTTGGAATTTAAAGTCGAAAAGAAGGCGGGTCGATAAATGGGGTCACTAAAAAAGAAAAAACTGAAAAAAGGCGAAAATAAGATGTTCATGGTCCGGCTGACGCCGGAACAGTGGGACAACGTGTTGGAGTGGATTGAATCCGAAGAATCTTCGGGAATGACGGCAAATGGCCGAATGTACTTCACTACCCTCATGAAAAATTTCCACAGCGAGTTTATGAAGTTGTCGAAATAGGCAGAAGTGCCATAAGGTATGAGGGAAGGAGGTAACATGGATGTCTATTTATTCGACAACTTCAACTCACCGCCAGCTGAGAAAGTAACAGGGGAACCAAGCGAGATACTTGACATATTTGGAGACGAGGCCGCGTGCCCCTCTGTCCTGTGTCCTACCGAAGAAGACAAGCTGGCAGGCAGTGGTTTTGTTGTGGCTCAGTACAAAGAAGGGGCCCGGTCCAGGAAAGGCAGCGATCTGTCTCCTACCTCTACCGTTCAGATTCTCGTTTTCGATGTAGACGATGTCACTATAGACCAACTGGCTGAAGCTTGGCCTATTATGTCGTCTTACGACTCAGTGCTTTATTCTACTTGGCGCCACACGGCTGACGCGCCTAGATTGCGCTACATGTTGGCTCTAGATAAGCCGATCTCTAACGTCGACAAACGGTATTTTGCATCTATTTATTCGTACGTGTCTAAAAAATTGAGTCTTCCGTATGATAAACAGGCTTCTGACCATGTAAGATTCTTTTGCGGTCCTCAACATAAACCGGGAGGACAACAAGAACGTTATAGGTTCAAAGGGTCCCCTTTCCCCATATCAAAGGCAAGCGTAGCCGCTTTATCGGCGGCTACTAAAGACGAAACTGAAGGTAACGACTTTGAAGTTACAGGAGACCGGCCAAAAAAGCAAGGAATAAAGAATTTAGCGAAAAAGCTGCGTAACTCTCTTCGACCAGATCACAAAAAAATCGCTACTGCCATAGAGGCTATTCTCCGCGGGGAGCCTTATGCGCCCGAAGGTAGCCGGCACGCTACCACGCTGAAAGTCACGATGGCATTGGTCCAGAAATGGCCGCAGCTTGACGCAGATTGGTTTGCTTCAGAGTATCTTGTCGATAAGTGTTGGGTAGATATGTGGCGCGGCGAAGAAAGCGAGGCGATGACCGACTGGTTAGGGTGTGTGAACGGCGCCCGAGACCGAATAGTAGAGTCAGAAAGCCGCGCCGCCGCTATGGCTAAAGTCCTAGAGCGTGCAACAAAATCAGTGCCGTTAACCGACTTGGCCGAACAACTCGGGAAACTTATACTGGCGCACGGAAACAGCTTCTATGTGTGGAGCTTAGACCACAAAATATACACAGGGCCCTGGATAGGCGTGGTTCTGCCTACCGTGGTTCGTAATCAACTAGGCGCCGTCGACGGTGTTCAAGAATACAAAATCACAAAGCAGGGCCACACGCTGAAAAGTGCCGGCGAGTTGGTGCATGAATACGGCACTACGGTGAAGGATGTTATCTGGTACCCGGACGAGCCGCCGGCAGTGTATGATGAAGGCACCGAAACACTGTACATGAAGGCCTACAATTGGGTGAACTGGGAGCCTAAGTATCACCCAATTGCTGAGGAGCTGCTGTGTGCGGTAGCGGGAAGCCGAATAGAAGACCTGAAAGCGTACTTGTATAAGTTCAGAGACCTGACACAACCGCTGCCGGCGCTGACTCTTGTGGGGGGCCCCGGTGTCTGGAAGTCTCGCATAATGGAAATACTCGGCCGATGTTGGACCGACAAAGACGTGAGCCATACCAACAGGGCAGAGCACGCTCTCGCTCGATTCAACACATGTCTTCTCCGAAACCCGACTTGTTGGTCTGATGAGCAGCTAGTCAAGCTCAACGGCAAAGATCAGCCGGAACTGTATCGAAACAGCATAACGGCTAGAGTGCAGTTCATAGAACCGAAGGGATTGCCCATCGTACCGCTCAAGTGCGCTATCAGGCACCTGGTATCGGTGAACCGAGACACGCACGTATTCAGTTCTGAGGTAGATGCCGACTCCATCACAGCAACGATGGAGCGCTTTTTGTTGATAAACGTGGACGAACCCGCCGTGGCCTCATTCGAAGCAAAGTGGCGAGGCACCGAAGAACTTAATGTATTACGTGAAGGTCAATCTTTGCTTGAACACATTAGATTTATTGAAGAAAACAACGCATATAAAAGCGGCGGGCGGTTGTTTGTAGCGCCCAAGGTCGATATGTCCATGCTCATGCGATCCAGATTCCGAAACGACATGATGAATTACCTGTGGCAGATAGCTTTAGACGCTCTAGAGCAAGAAACGCGGTTCTCTGTTAAGGGTAATCTAACACGGTTACCGCTGGTCGTAGACGACGAAGGGCGACTACGTGTTTCCCCCGGCAGGCTGCACGCTCTTTGGGCCACCTCCAAAGTTGTTGCAGGAAACGGACTGAAGAGGCCCACCACACAAAAGATAGGACACCTGCTCACACAAGCAGGCTTCAAAAAGTACCGAGATGAGCGCGCAACAAAGGCGCCCACGGGCGGCTGGGAAGTCAATTTGAGCACGTTCAGAGACTTTATTGAGGTCTCTGAGGTTATGAGTTGGGGGGATTTTTGCAGCGCTTGTGAAAACGTGTTCGGACAAGGCCCAAAATAGTTCGGCCTGTACAAATCTGATATTATTAATAATTTAATTTCTGGGCCTATTCAATACCCTGTAATCATTAGCTTTATTCGTCGATACATTTTTTACAGTATTTCTGCGTTTGCATGTGAGGTATATATTGCAATTTATACAACACTAACAACACGTGAATTTTCTAAATTATTTTAATTTTATGAATTAATGTATAAATATAAAATTACTATCAACACACGCCACACTTGAATTTTTTAATTTTAATAATTTTATTGACACACATAAGGCTACAGATAGGTTGTAATCCGTTAAGCATATATGTAAAGCTAATAATTTCAACATATTGAATAGGCCCGTAATTAATTCGGTAACAATATCGGATTTATAACAAGGCGATTTAAATTATAAAAAATTATATCGGGCCGATAATATATCTAAAAAAATATTCAATAGGCCCGGCCGATTCGATATACATATTAAGTAGTTACGGTACGATTTTGTAAAAAACTTAATATGCCAATTATGCAATACGGCCTTACTTAACTTAAACGATTTCGGTATATTAGGAACATTCGGGCCGAAAGGCCTATTGATTTATAATTCGTGTGAGAAAGTATCAAAAATTTTATTAAGAGAGGTGTGCGCGCGAGGCGTAAAAAAACGCGCGTACGTAAGGGGGAGTATGAAATCAATAGGCCTTTCGGCCTTTTTCCGCGTAATGCATCGATATTGTTAATAAAAAGTTGGGCCGAACCTCGAATTTTCAATAGGCCCAATAGGCCAAACGGTTGAAATCATTACTTTTGCGTTAATATAGAAGTTTTTACAGTTATTCTGTAAGTCGATTTAAGTTGACTTTTAGGCGGCAGGACTTATGCTGATTGCATGAGAGTTTTGTCTATTCGAAATCCATACGCGTACCTTCTGGCTTTCGGCCTGAAGGACGTTGAAAACCGTACGTGGATCACAGACTATCGAGGAACTGTCCAAATCCATGCGTCAGGTGATTACACGTTCAGGTGGCCGGATGCGGATTGGTTGCCTGAGAGCGTCCGTGAGGTCATTCAGGATGCTATCGACAGGCGAGTGCCTTACGATGACCTTCACCGATACGCAAAAGGATATGAGGATATGTGCCGTCACGCTGAGGCTGTGCTCGGTATTGAAGAAGGTGTAACGGACGATTTCATAGACACCTTAAAAAACGTCGATTTTAGTCCTTTTGTAACTAGTGCAATAATTGGACAGTTCGATCTAGTTGATATTGTTAAGAATTCTGACTCGCCGTGGGCTGAGAAAGGCTGCTATCACTGGATTACTGAGAGCAATATTGCCTATGAGCAACCGGAACTAGGCGTTAAAGGTAGGCTTCGATTGTGGAGCCGTTAGAAGGAGTGGTTATGAGAGTTTTGTTGTTTGTATTGGTTTTGTCGTTTGTCGGTTGTTCCGGCTCTGTTGGTCCTTTTGAGATATCGCCCGCCAAGGCGGCGCCTACGTGCGACGCGGTTAGAGCTCATCTTGTCGACATCGGGTGTATGAAAGTGCCTATGTGCGCTACTGCCGTAAACGCTGCTGTAGAGCAGTACATAACGGCGCGAATGCCGAAAGATGTGGATTTCAGCGTGTACTGCGATATCGCGCTTGTGTCGGGACTTTTGCCGGTTGATTGCGTTATGGAGGCGCAGACACCCCAAGCCGTGCTTGATTGTGGAAAGTAGGCGCGGTAGTATTTAGATAGAAAGGAGGTGATCACATGGGCACTCGAAGTTTGCGTGCAGGAATTGCGGCTAGTGGTCAGGGCGGCACCGGCCGCGCTATGCGAAAGTAGAGGAGTGGTGTGAATTTATTTAGAAGATTAAGAGCTGGCATATCTAGACTTTTCGGCCGCGGAAATCGCGGCCGGTCCCGATCTACTCGAAAATAGCATGTCTTTTTTCTCTCCCCAAATGGCCGCAGTGCTGAAGGAAAAGCCTGCGGCCATCCTTTTTTCAGGCGGCAAAGACAGCATCGCTATGTCAGATATGCTGAATGAGGAAGGCCTGCTGCCTAAACTGTTTGTGTATTTTTATTTTGTGCCGGGTTTATCGTTTGTGGAGTCTGTGCTCAGGCATTATGCTAGACTGTGGCGGGTAGGTATACTTCGCTACCCGTCAGACGAATCGCTTAGTTTAATGGCACAGATGAAGGGGGCGCGCAAAACCAAATACAATGAATCGGATGTGCTTAAGGCGCTCCGAGAAAGTTTGTCGCTTCGAAAGGAGTTGGCAGACATTTGGCTAGTTTCGGGAGCTAAGAAAAAAGACAGCTTAGCTAGGCGCGGGATGTTGTCCAAACTATCGAACGGAATAGATCCTAAGCGTAAGGTGATATACCCGCTTATTGATTGGTCGGATCGGCAAGTGATGGCTTATTGTAAGCAGCGTAAACTGAGACTGCCTATAACTTATAGCATGGGCCTAAAGAATTCTATGTGGGTGCCGGATATAGAAGGCCTTATCTGGATAAAAGCTAATTTCCCTAGAGATTATGACCGTATAATTGCCGTGTTTCCTATTTTAAGCAGCATGGTGTTTAAGCATGAGAGGCAGTATGCCCGCAAATAAATATGAAGCGTTTGAGACGGCGATTATTCACAGGAGTCGTATAGCGACGGCCGATTACAACCCTAGGATTATATCTGAAGAAGCCAAGAAAAAGCTTAAACGTTTCATGAAATCCAAGCAGTTCGGTTTGTTGGCTCCGTTGGTATGGAACGTGTTAACAGGCACCTTGGTATCGGGCCATCAGCGTCTGGAGGTGCTTGACGCGCTACATGGGCATCTTGATTATGAGCTGACTGTAGCCCAGGTAGAGCTGTCTGAAGAAGACGAGGTAAAGGCTAATGTTTTTCTGAACAATCCGTCAGCACAAGGCCAGTGGGATTATGATGTCTTGACGCAGTTGGCGGATTTAGGCGATTTCGATTTCGATTTCGAGAAAGATTTTGGTTTTTCGTCGGACGAAATTGAGCTTATTTTCGGCCCGCCTGAGGAGGAGCTTGATCAGATAACGGCCGACGGAATGGCGCAGCTGCACGATATGATCCCCGATAAACCGCAACAGGTAGAAGTTGACGAGACTGTTGACAGCTCTTTGTCTGAAGAGGAGGCCGAAAAGTTCAGGCAGCTTAAAAAGGAAGCGCGAGAGAAAGCAAAGCTTGACAATTTAAATGGGGATGGCTATAGATTGAGTAAGGCTGATGTTACGGTCACGGTGGTCTTCAAAGACGCCGAGACGAAACGGGGCTTCATGCGGTTGATTTCAAGGCCTGAGACAGAACGGAATATAACAGCAGAGCATTTGTTCGAATGCATAGAGAACGGGTTTTAGATGGTTTCATATAAAGATGCGGAAATTTTAGGTATTCCAGTTGATGCGACGCGCGTAGTAAATTCTACTTCGTTATACGATGACGGGTCTGATGAAATGCCTAAAGTTGCTAATATAGGTAAATTGGAGAAGCTGCTGAGCGACGAAGGTTCTGATCACTATAAACGTGGGTCAATACAGCCAGCGTTGTTTATACGAGCTAATGATATGCCGTTTTTTGAAGGGTCGGCTGTAAAGTATATTGCTAGACATAGGCACTCTAAAAACGGGAAGCGAGATCTCGAGAAAGCTATCCACTATTTGAAAATGATTATAGCGTGTGACTACTCGAGTGATTAGAAGGTTAAGTATGACCACTTTTCTACTGAATTCAGGGCATAGCATATACACCGCAGGCAAGCGTAGTCCATTAATACCCCCCGGTGTTTTGGAGTATGAGTTTAATTTTGCTGTGGTGAAGCGTATACGAAGCAAGGCGTTGGATCTGGGGCTTGATACTGTTTATATAAATCCGAGACCGGATATAGAGAACATGACACTGAGCGAGGTAGTTCGACGAGCGAACAATTTTTATGCTGATAATCACGATTGTGTTTTCATGTCTATCCATGCCAACGCAGCTGAGCTTAAGGGCGATAGTAAATGGGCAAAAGCCAGCGGCGCTGCTGTGTTTATCGCAAAGAAAGCTTCTGAGAATTCTAAAAGATTAGCGAGGTTGTTGGTAAAAAGTGTTTCAGATTTGGCTATGCTTTCGAATAGAGGCGTGAAAAGAGCTAATTATAGAGTGCTTGCGGAAACTAAATGCCCTGCTGTGCTGTCAGAGAATGGCTTCATGACCAATCACAATGACGCGACTAAGCTAAGCAATTCTTATTGGAGAGATAAGATAGCCGATGCTCATATTTGGGCAATGATGGATTATTGCGGGCGCACATGAGACTAGAGGACAAGAAAAGCAGACTGCTGAAGCTGATGAGTAAAAGCACTAGGTGGTATACGCCTACAGAATTGGGTATTGCCATGGGTAAACCCTATTACTCGGCGTCAGCTTTTACTTGCCCTGTTCTTAAACTGCTTGTGGCAGAAGGTTGGGTAGAGTCTAACAGAGGTGTATATAGGTTGGTAAAATGGACAACAAAAAATGGTATCAGTCGAAGCTGATTTGGTTGGGTGTTGCTATGACGGTGTCCGGCGTTTATAAAGCGCTGACAGGCGGCGACGACAGTATGGACATAGATAAACTTCAGCAGCTTGTCGAAGGAATTACGGTTCTTGTGCTCCGAGTTGCTACTACAAAAGGCCTGACTAAATGAAATTGTCGGACATACAAGCGGGAAAGCAGTATAGAGTTTGCTCAGATAGTGTGTGCGGTAATTTTATAATCGGCGATGTAGTTCAGAAGTATGTCGACGGCAGTTTACGTAACTACATGGTGGCGGATTTAGTGAGTTTGACACCTAAGGGCGAGTGGGAACATCTAGATTGTGAAGTGGAGCCGGTTGAATGAAGCTAGCTGATATACAAGAGGGCAAGAAGTACAGAGTATGCTGGGGCAGTGCTTGCGGCACTTTTGTGATAGGCGATGTAGTTCAGAAGTATGGCGATGGTTGTTTGGGTAATAGTATGATTGACGGTTTAGGCGGCTGGTTAGAAAAAGGCCAGTGGGAGAATATCGATTGTGAAGTGGAGCTGGTTGAATAGGCAATTACACCGACCTGCGTTTCTTAGGCCTAAACCCTAGGATTGGTTGCACGTCGGTGCTTGTGCCCGCCTGCACCTGTAGAAGATAAGTACGGTCGAATGCAACGTACTAAGTCATTTGGACGAAAGTGCATACCGCAAAGTGATTGACAGCTTTAGGTGCCTGAAGAATAATGTAAGGTGCAGGCGGGCTTTTTTAAAAGGAGATAATCTAAAATGGCGTGCGGCGGCAAGAAAAAAGACAGAGGGAAGAAGAAAAAATGAAATGCTTAAAGGGCAGCCATATTCCCGTTATAGAGGTAGATTCTACGCGGTCTATTTTTGTGGAAAAGTGTCTTATATGCGGCATAGAGCTGTCTAGAGGAGAGCCTACGCCGTGGGTACATCTTATTGAGCCTAAATTTTTTCCAAGTACTGAGGGCAGTGATGGGCAAGGACGATAAATTTTTGCCGGACGGCTCTGTAGACTACAGGGCAAGAAGCGGGAAGAAGCGAAAGGATCTGCGCTACAAGCTGGCTATATGGAATAGGTCGACGGCCGAGACGGACAAAGAATTTCATATCTATCGAGTGTTCAGAGATATGGAGCCCGATGACCGCGACTTTCAAGAGTATGTTTTTAAGAACGGCTATGATTTGGATTATGTTAACGAGCTGTACGAGAAACATAACTGGGAAGAGCGTATAGAGGCATGGGATTCATCGGCTCGCTCCAGATTAGCCGCAAGGCAGGCCATGGCCGCCCGCAAGATGAAGGACAATCACGCGGCTGTAGGGTCGGCTATGTTGGCGGTAGCCGCTAAGCAGCTCGGCAGGTGGAACAATCTTCCCCCCGATGCGGATCCGATGCCGGTAAACGCTCTTGTGAATTTGGCGCAGACCGGTGTGGCTATCGAGCGGTTGTCTAGGGATTTAGCGTCTGATGAGACCACGATAAACGTGAAATCGGATGTGGACGCCAGCAAATTATCCACAGATGATCTGCTAAAACTTCGCGAGCTGAGGAAAAAAGCGCGGGCTGTCAAGGATGATGAATGAGGCAGATCTGTTCTATGACGTGCTTGACGACGAGGCGCTTGAAGCGGAATTAGGATCAAGATCTCTACACGAATACATAAAGCTAGCCTGGCCTGAAGTAGAACCCTCGAACGAGTTTGTCGATAACTGGCACATAGGCGCTATTTGTGAGCATCTAGAGGCAGTTATCGACGGTCAGATAACTCGACTGGTTATAAACGTGCCGCCCGGCACCATGAAATCACTTACATGCTGTGTGTTTTTCCCTTCGTGGGTCTGGGGCCCCAGAAACCTGCCAGGCAAAAAGCTTATGTTCGGTTCCTATACCGATCGCTTGGCTTATCGAGACTCGCTTAGAACACGAAACTTAGTTAATTCAATATTTTATAGGCGTAGGTGGGGCAACAGAGTCAAACTCACTACCAGCTCTCTAAGTAAATTCGATACAGATGCCGCCGGCTGGCGCATGGCGACTACCGTCAGGGGCGGCGCCACGGGCGAGCACGCCGATATTCAGCTGGTAGATGACCCGCTTAAGCCATACGAGGTTACACGAGCGCTGACAGTCACCGGGACCGCTCTTGAGGATTGCCGGATATGGTGGTCGGAAACGATGGCATCTCGGCTTGTAAGCATTGTAAAATCCGCTAGAATTATAATTATGCAGAGACTACACGATGCGGATTTGGCCGGCGCCGTTTTGAAAGAGGGCGGGTACGAGCACCTTATGTTGCCTATGGCTTTCGAGAGCAAACGAAAGTGCTTCACGTCAATCGGCTTTGAGGATCCACGTACAGAAGATGGAGAGCTTCTGTTCTCTGAGCGTTTCCCTCAAGAGGCTGTAGATAAGCAAGCAAAAGAGATGGGTTCTAGAGCGGCTCGTGCGCAGCATCAGCAAGACCCGATATTGCTCGAAGGTAACATCATTCATGGAAACTGGATTCAGCACTGGGAGCAAGAAAAACTGCCGTTAAGGTGGCTGACCATGATCCAGAGTTGGGACTGCACCTTCAAAGATTCGGACGGTACCGATTTTGTCGCCGGTCAGGTATGGGCATTGGGAAGTGATAGCAATTTTTATCTTTTAGACCAGATTTGTGAGCGCATGGGGTTGGTAGATACGTGCTTGGCCATGAAGCGCATGTCTAAGAAATGGCCGAAAACATTCAGGAAACTTATAGAGAATAAGGCTAACGGGCCCGCTGTTTATGAGGTCATGAAAAAGCGGATAAAAGGCCTCAGATTGGTAGAGCCCGAGGGCGGTAAAATAGCGCGCGTGCATGCGATGGAGCCGGTTTGGGAAGCCGGTGAGGTGTTTATTCCGCCCGCTGATGTGGAGTGGGTAGGCGGCTATATTAGCGAATTGACAGGGTTCCCAGCAAAGGCGCATGATGATCAGGTAGATGCGACGTCACAAGCGTTGCTGTATCTCCAAACCAAGAGCATAAAAATGCTTAAGGATGCTATGGCGAAACAGGAAAGGCTTTTCACATGATAGATTTCAAAAAACAGGCCGTAACGTTGGGGCGTATGGCAGCGCGTGAAATGCAGCGTAGGGCAGACGCATGGGTGAATACGCTGACCGGTGTCGGTACCTCTAGAGATGCCGATGAGTGGACGGCATTTATGCTAAGGCAGCATTTGGATGATAATACAGCTGCCGCTATCTACAGCGAAAACGATATCGCAGCTAGGGTTTGCGATACGTATCCGGAATATGCCATTAAAAAAGGCTTCAACATCAATATACGGGTCGGTGCTGACTATGATGCGGACGCGATAGAGGCTAAAAAGCGCGATGAGAAGTTGATGCGCGATGAGTTGGCCAGGTTGAAAGCTGTATCTAAGCTCACCTCGGCCGCTGTTTGGGGTAATGTATTTGGCAAGGGCGTTGCGCTTATCGGTATTGATGACGGTTCAGAAAGCTTAGACCAACCGGTAAATGAGGGCGGCATCAGATCAATACTGCACCTAACTGTGTACGACAAACGGCGCGTAACTGTAAAAGAGTATTACGAAGATTCCAACGAGCCAAAATACGGCGACCCTAAAGTTTATACGCTGAGCGCCAAGGCCAGGCAGGGAGAGGCGATAGATGTGCACGAGTCTAGAGTGCTCACTTTTGAAGGAGTGCGCACACCGGACGATGAAAAATCTAACAGAGGCGGTTTTGATTATTCTTTTTTGAACCGAGCGCACAAGATTGTTCGGCAAACGGCAATGAGCTGGGATACGCTGTCGGCATTGATTGCGGAAGCCAGTCAGGGCGTGTTCTATATAGATGGGTATATTGAAGCGCTTGCGGGAGATGAAGAAGAAGTTATCGAAAAGCGCATGACGTTGATCGATATGATGCGGAATAGATTGCGATCTCTGGTATTGGACGCGCAGAGTGAACGCTTTGAGCGAGTGCCGGTTAATTTTGGAGGTATATCGGAAGCGTTTGATCAGCTTATGTATAGGCTGTCTTTGGCAACAACAATACCCGTAACTATTCTCATGGGTAGGTCCCCCGCAGGAATGAACGCTACCGGTGAGTCTGATTTAGAGATGTTCTATTCCAGAGTAGAGAACTTTCGAGACTTATTCGTAACGCCCGAAGCTGAAAAGCTCATAAGGTATATTTTTAAGGCTTCTGATGGGCCATTCACCGGCGAGCCCGACAACTGGCAAATCAAATACAAAGACCCGAGGTCTGTGTCTCCGGACAAAAAAATACAAGAAGATAAAACGAAAGCTGAAACAGATGCTATTTATTTGGATCGCGGGGTCATTACCGAAGAAGAGTGCGGTGTGTCTCGGTTCGGGCCTGATTCCGACTCTGATATTACCATAGATATAGAAGCGCGAGCGCTGAAGGCAGAGGAGAAACCTTATGGGACGGAACAAGAGCCGGACGTTACGAGCGGCGAGGATGCGCTACAGAACGAAGGCGCTTCAGATAATCCGGGAGGTCAACAAGGCGCTACAGCGAGTAATACAGACCAGAACAGACGCCAGTGAGGTAAATGCGTCCTTCATAGATAGACTAAAAGCCGCCGCGGTAGCGGTTTTGGCAAGGTTCGGTTTATACAACGTAGTATCGAGCACGTTTGCGGATTTTGATTTTGCGAATAGAAATTATTATTCGGGCATTGCCGGAACAAAGGCTTTAGGCCTCAACAAGATGGGCGTTCCTAACGAGATGCTTGAGAACTGGATTAAGCGGAATGTAGCTTTAATCACCAATACGTCATTTACCGAAGTGCAGCGCTTGGAAGGCCTGTTCAGAGACGCGGCTTTCTCCAATATTCGTGCCGATGAATTTCAAAAACAGATTTCGAGAGTGTTTAAGTTTGGCAGAAACAATGCCAAACTGATAGCGATGGACCAATCCGGCAAGTTGTGGGGACAACTCAACGAGTACCGCCAGACTAGAGCCGGTATAAAAGGCTATTACTGGCGCACCACTCGAATTTGGAGCCGTGTTAGGCCAAAGCACGCGGCTAGAGAAGGTCAGTTTTTCTTGTGGTCAAGACCGCCTGATGGCGGCCACCCGGGACAGGAGATTCGCTGTATGTGCCACGCAGAAGCGGCTTTAGACCGGATGTAGTCAGTTTTTAATACTGCTTAAAATATCTAGCACTAGTTGTTTGTTGTCTGTAAGCCAGTAAATTAAATCCTCTGCGTCTACTCTACCATTATTAGCGTATAAAGGGTGTTTATTTATTTTTTCGATTGCGACTAGATGCGCCTGACGTGAAGTAGCTTCTTCTATATCTGTGAAAATTTTTCCGTCCGTAGTTTGATATGCTTTTATGGTTTTCATATATCCCTCGTGCCGCGCGGAAGCGGCTTTAGATCGGATGTAGTTTATTAGTATAATATTTTTAAACAAAGCAGGTCAGATAGCAAAGATTTAACATCTACTATATCGGGAGTAGTGCGTATATAGTGTGCTATTTCCGGTGAATTCATTTCAGGCAGCACTATTTCTATAAAAGCGAGTATTTCGATCCTGCCAAAACTACTACTAGCTGTGAGTTTATTTATCTGATCTATTTTCGGCCGTTCTTTCTCTCTTTTCTGCCTAGCTGCGTCTAAACATTTATTGAACGTCATTCTCTGCCTCAACATCTTTCATTTTAACAGCGTTATTGGGTATACGGTGAAGATGTGTTTTACTGAGCTGTTTGAGTCAATTACGAGCAGATCGGATATGTTTTTATCGCTGCCGTAAAAATAGATCCACGGTTTGCATTTCGGCGAGCCTTCTGAGCCGCATAGCTTGAATACGATGTTTTTGTATTCGGCATACGTTATCTTGCTCCCAAGTGCTTCAAACTCGATTTCGGTTTTGTGTTTTTTGCACACTGCTTTCATTTTTTGTTTCATTTGTGGTCCTTTTGCCAACTAAGCAACATGTTTATCTGCCTATGGATGGCTTGTTTTGTTTCGGAAATCGTTTTGTACAGATAATAGTCTGGCGTGACTATATCGGTGTTTGTTACCACGTGTTTTTTGGAGATTGTTACTGTGGTATACGATCCGTGTCTGTCTATGACTCGAGTGACTTTCACTTTTTCCGGCCATAGATCACCTCTGAAATAGTAGGCAGTGTCACCTACGTTGAAGTCTTTGCCTTCCATTTTTTACCTCTCTAGAGCTTGTACGCGGCCACCACATTGGCCGGATTTCTGGCCATGTATTCGTCTGACCATTCGGTAGTGACTCGGACATTGTTTATGACTTCTCTTATCCAGTCGAAGTCACTGTAGTGGTACGGATAGCAGTCACCGAAGACCGTTGCATGTCGTTTGAAGTAGTCATCGTTTTTGTTTTTGATCTCGAACAAAAATGTCCGCAGGCTCAAAAACATTTTGGCGTCTATTTTCAATGTCCGCCACAGTGAGCCGTCCAGGTTGTAGATGGCTTCCTCTGTAAAAATTCGTTCCGCTCTTTTCATGTCGGCACCTCCTATCAATATATTTAAATCGCATTTAAATGGCTGTCAACTTTTTATTTGCGAAAACAGCGATTACAGTATATCTTAAAATTGATGAAATTGGAGGTTCGAGATGGCCAATGAAATTTTAGATATCTGTAGAAGTATACAGGATATTGTCAGTAAACAGCCTACTAGAGACGAGGTACTGAGCATCGTAAAAGACGAGATAAAAGGACAGTTAGAAAACCATGAAAACGGCTGTCCGGCGCGTCAATCGCATAGCGATGTCAAAGAACGGTTGAACAATGTTGAGTCTAAGGCGATAAGCGCGGCCACTCAAATAGGCGTGCTGCAAGGTAGGTTATCAGGAGTGTCGGCATTTGCGCGGAATATGAGCCCCAAAGCGTTAATAGCCTTAGGCACGATAATCGGCGCGGCTATCCCGGTAGCCATCGCTATTTTTAATGCGTTCAAATGATTTGACAAGAACTGTTTTTTCTGTTCATAGTTAAAATATGGACGGATTTTATAACAAAACCCGCAGTTTACGCACAGATTCTAAAGAAGAGCATGAAGCTTCTGTAGAAAAGCGCTTTGATTTCGTAAAGTTAGGTTCTAAAGTCCACAAAACACGGCAAGGTTTTTTACGCGTTCCTGCTGCTTTTACGCGAGCGGGCGTTTTGAAGTATAGGCGCGCAGACGGCACCGTTGTCAGAGAATTGCGCCATCCCGATGATGTTTTTGAACAGGAAGCAATGGCTTCGCTGGAGGCTTTGCCCATTATCGTGGATCATGTGGTCACTGAGGTGAGTCCGGATAACCATAAACAAGTTCAAGTCGGTTTCACCGCTACAGAGGTCAAAAGAGATGCCCATGACCATGCGCTGGGCGAAGCCATTATCCAAGATTCTGACGCAATTAGGGGAGTCTCGGAAGGGAAGCTTGTTGAATTTTCGCCTTGCTATGAGTGCGTTATTGACCCAACGCCCGGTGTGTACAACGGTGAGCGTTACGATCAACGCCAGCGCCGAATAAGATACGATAATTTAGCTCTAGGTCCGTCCGGATGGGGCAGAAGCGGTCCCACAGTCAGTTTCAGAATGGATGGCGGAGCTTTTTGCGGTTTAGAAGAAGAGCAGCCAAAGGAAGGTATAAAGATGGAAGAGTTTGAAATCCGAATGGATGGAGTAACGTACAAACTCAGCACGGCGCCCGGGGCACAGGGGCCTTTTGTTGCTTCTGTGCAGAAACTCAGGCAGCGGGCCGATGCTGCTGATGAGGAGATAGCTCGCCTTAAAGGTGAAGTCGATGCGCAGAAGCTCAAAAGCGAAGACCTCAAGAAGAGGCTCGATTCGGCGCTGGCGCCCGCGGCGATAGAGAAGGCGGCGAGAGAGCGGGCAGAGGTTATCGAAAAGGCCAAAGCTATCGTTCCGGATATCCGGACCGATGGGCTCACCGTATCGGAGATCAAACGCAAAGTTGTCGAAACGAAAGAGCTCCGTCTTGACAGCATTCCGGAAAATCACCTAGAGGGGTATATTTCCGGCGCGTTTGCCGGTTTCGACACTCCGAAAAAGGAAGAGAAAAAAACAGGCCCGGCGTACCCCGAAATCGGTGCAAAGCCCATCAACCGCCAAGACGGCAATGCAGAGCTGCCGCCTGATGTCTTGGCACGTCAGCGCATGGTTAAAGCCGGGCGCGGAGAGGAGGTCAAATCCTAATGATCACTTCTATTCTCGACGAAAGAGCGCCGGTATATTCCGGCATGGTTGTGGGACGCCCGCTTGAGCGCCGCACCGGTGTAGCGAGTGAGCGGATTTACTTCGGCAAAGGCGTATCCATTGCGCCGGCTAGCGATCTCACGCTAGACCCGGTTTTGAACCTGTTTACCGACACGCAGCAGTTTATGGGTGTGTCGGTTGCAGATACAACGCTGGAAGCGCTTGCCGATCCAGTTACCGGCATCCCCAACACCGCGCCGTTTGGTGCGCACAGCGCCAATAGACCGTTCGGCTATGTGCGGAAAGGGCTTATTTGGGTCCACTCCGACACCGCAATCACGTCCAGGGCGCTGGGTGTGTTTGTAAAGGATGAGGATGGTCTCGGCACGCCCGCGACAGTGCTTTCTACTGCTTTTGCGGCGGATTCCAGTGCGCTGTCGTTCACGGTGACTATTGCCGGGTTTGCCGTGCAGACTGTCACTATGCCCGCGGGCACTACGTCTCTGGCCGCTGCTGCGGCTCAAATCAACCTCCAAATTGCGGGAGGCTATGCGCAGGTTGTGGG